AATGCCAATACTTCTACTATTCCATCCTTTACAGTGCGCCCCGACTTCATCTTCATGGCGGCCAGGATAAACAGTACCATCTTTCCGAATGTAATACTGGTATCCAATATGTTTTAGTGGTTCCGTCTGAAGAGGACGCTTAAACCCTCTGGCTTTATGACCGGCATCCAATTGCTCAACCGTATAATCGGATGTTATACGTGTTGCAGAACAATGGATAATTATTGTATCTGGTTTCATTTTACACATCATTTAAACGGTGATAAAAATCTAACTTAATATCATCATAAACCGTAGAAACATTCGTATATGCCCTACCATTATTAGGGCCACTTTCATTGTAGATTTCACTTTCCACAACCAGAGCAACCTTTTCAATCCAATCCGGATTAGTATAAGAAGATAACTTATTGCCTTTATAAGTGTAGCAATCAAAACGACTATTTCTATCCTCATGAAGATTACGAAGCAAGCTCCGTATTTTCTTACCTGTTGCCTCACGATCAGCAATATGATTCTCTTCTCGAATCTTTTTAATCATTCGACAAACTTGTTCTTTTGCCAGATCAAAATATACATTTGATGTATTTTTTATTCGTAACTGCACCTCTGGCTTTAATCCTTCTGTCAATGTTGCTAACGTCGAATTTTGGGTTCTTGTCTCTTCTAATAACTCCGACATCGTATCCTTTTGCCCTTTTATGATATCGTTTATGATAGACTTAAACCACTTAAAACAAGCTACCATTAAACCTGCAGACAACACTAAAAAGAAAGCTGCCGTCATTGCCATCATACCCCAGTCACTAATACCCTTAGCAACAGTTACTGCTCCTTCTATTTGCTCCATATACGTTTATTTCTTGTAGATTTTTCAAACATCTTCAAGTAAATACAAAAGGCGGCCTGTCACACCGCCTTGACAACCTAAACCTATTAATTATCCAATCGAATCACTTCTTTCTTACCAAACAAAGCATCCAATATCGGCTTCACTATCTCATAAAAACCACACCCAGAAAGCCCAGCACCTACTCCATAAATAATCACTTGCCACCAAGTTAATCCTGATAAGAATGGTGCTAATCCTGTAGCCCAACAAGCCGCACAAATACCGGCACCGACAAAAACTGATATTGCGATTTTCGCCCATTTATTCTCATTTACAAAGGAAATAACCTTTGATATTTGAGTCACCAAAAAGGAAACGACGGCAACAATCCCTGTAAAAGTACCAAGGTCTACAACAAAAGCAGTGTCAGAATTTACCGGTTCTACGCTTTGAGCATACACACCCACAGACACAATCATCATACACAAAATCATCAAAATCTTTTTCATAACCTAAACATTTAATTGTTAATACTCTATATTATTTAAAGTTTCTTCCACCAAGCATAATGATGCCGACATTGTAAATAGCTTTCATCATATTGATGCGTGTAAGCTTCTCTTTCAAAACTAAGATTCCGATAAGAGTTCTTGCCATATTTACAGAGTTTCACACACCATTCTAATATATACCAGATATAAAAAAAGATATACAACATTTCACGCATCTGAGCAGTATGGATTGCCTCATGATTAAGCGTCTGCCACTTTAAGGGCTTATATTCTTTTCTAGCAAATACAACTCCCAAAATGTTGATTGCTGAAAAACCTTTGAACGGAATAAATTTGTTATAAATGACTTTCATTTGCTATATATTTAAAAATCAATAATCCTAGTTCCATTTTTATATATTCCATCCATATTAATGGAAATTGACCCAATGTCTTTTCCACCAGATCTTTTTCTTAAGATTATTCTTCCCTCTTGATTATTATAATCCATTCCAGAAACTTCAATATCTACCATTGCTATCTGCTTCAATCCTATACTTATGTTTTTACCCCCAGGACGGATGCCTATAAAACAATCGTTTCTCGGATCATAAAAATTACTCAAGCCATATTTTGTATCTATTTTAAAACTAGTATTTGTTGACCCTATAATCTGTCCATCATTAAAACTTACCCCATTTATCGTTGCCGTCTCAGCCAAAAGAAAACCTGTTGCAATACTTTCAAAAGAACCACCAACCGGTCGCCACCAACTTGCATTCGTTGGAGTCTTACCGGAAAACGTTCCCCCATTATCGGTTCTGGCAAGGTAATAAGTAGAGTCATGTTTTACACAATCCACACGATAACGATCACCATAATAACTTTTGGAAGAAGAATATTCCCCTCTGAATGTAACCACTGGTCCATCAATGCCATCATCCCCCTTATCGCCTTTATCTCCTTTGTCTCCATCTTGTCCATCCCTACCATCTTCTCCGTTAGTTCCCGCTTTTGCAACTATTCCCCAATAAGTAGTATTGGTAGGTATAATTCCTCGACCCTGATCTTTTTTGAAACGATAAGTAGAACCATTATAAGAAACCTCGTCACCTTCATAATACGTTGTTGAAGAATTGTAATCGCCTCTGTAAACACCAATAACAGAGGTTTCCCCACTTGGGCTTTGCACCATTGTTCCTTTCAAGACAAGCCGCCCTTGACCATCAAGGTTAAACCCTAAATTAGCCATATCATTGCCGATACGAAAAGCACCGGAAAGCATATCCCAAAAACTACTGCCATCAGGAGAAATAATACGATCTACAGTTATACGACCAGGTAATACTTCCGTAAAGCCATAAACGGTCACAAATGATCTTACCCCGTCATACTGGCTCCCCAACAAACCGACTAAGAAATAATATTGATCACCCTCATTCATCTCATGCGGTTCTTCGGATAACAGAAATATTCCATTTTGATTATTCTTACTACATTTTGCGTAGAAATACATCTTCCCAAAATTTTCCAACGGAGGACTCACATAAGCCGGAATATCCCAATATTTATACTCATCAGCTTTATGTTTGCCAGTGATATTTGAGATTCCAAGCGTCATATGCTGAATAATCGACTTAGGTGCAGTGAATACCTTAGAGTTATCGTTGTAAACAAAATTTGGATTAACAGCCTGAGGATTTGCCTTACTATCCACAAAACGAAATTGCAAACTCTCATCACCAACAAGTAACGACATGGTCCGTACCCAGATTGGATCAATCCCCTTCGAATAATTATCAAAAGCCGAATCAAGCATTTCCTGTGCTTCAATTGCGTCTCGATACCTACGAAGAGTATAGCTTATCGCAGATTTGTATTTTTCTTCAACAACAACTTCGTTCGAATCGATCTTGCCAAGTTCCGATGATTTAGAGGCTGTTACCGGAACATTTGACAACTCCATTTCTGGAGAATGAGGATTGTTTATGTAATCTCTAACCCCTGTTATCCTAATTGATACCCCTTCCGGTTGGTATTGTGTATCACTGAATAACACATAACCACCAGGCAATATCTTTCCCCCAATCTCCAACCATCGTTTTTTCGCCCAAGAACCATTCAACTCTCCTGTGAATGAAAACTGCTCATCTTCATTTTCATACAAATACCTAACAGCTTCTCTCAACATGTCCCAACTTGCGCCAGATTTACTTACATTGTCGCATATATAAGCATCAGGAAGAGCAATTCCGAATATAGCATACTTATCGCCAATAGCCGGACGAAAAGTTTCATTAGGCATTACCTGTCCGTCTAACTCTGCTGGAACAATTTTGAAACGACGTTCTCCATGAACATAACCTGTTAACTCTTCATCAGTCTGTTCAAGATCAAACTCACGCCCTGCCAACCGGCCGGACTCAAATTTGATTGTGGCACGTTGCCCTGCTATCCTATATTGTGCATAATTCAGAGTATCAGGAATAGATATATCAATTATGTCGTAGAAGTTCTTTTCCGCATCAGCTACAATCACTTCACTTATTGTTCCCACCCGTGACGGATATACGTGGCTTCCATCGTAACCATCTTCTTGACCAGCCGTTGTATCTCTATCTGAACGATAAAGAAACGTTCCATCTTTTGATGTATGGTATTTTCTTCCTTCGTATTCTATTTCTTGGTCCTTTGGCAAAAGCAAGGTTGTACTTCCGTATTTACTGGCATCAATATTTCTTTCACCCCCTTGTACATACAATATGACAATCGGTTGTTTGTCTCCGGTATTAGCCCTACCTGTACCTGGTAAAAAGCCGTTCCCCTTTCCATATGACAAAGGCAGTGGATCATCCTTAAAATACTCAACCTTACATAAATCAATCGTCTTGTTGGCTATATTCCACTCTGTTTTTAAATCACCTGCATTACGATTTAAGGCATCAAAAATGTACTCGTTACTGAAAGAATATAACTTCTCTACACCCTCAATACATTTTCCAGCCTTCCACCCACCTTCACGCAAATTCAAGTTATCAACAAATAGTTGCAATAATTGACGTGGAGTTGCCGTATAAGAGAAAATCAGTTTATTTGGAGTTATTGATACATCTTTGACTTTGTATTTTTTTAAAGCTTCTTCATCACCACCAAACTCAACGGTATATTCCAAATTCCTCGTTCCATGTTTTTTGAAATTTTCCGGTCTCCATAGTGTATATTTAACTCCTTGATACTCGATATAAGACCCCACCAGAACCTCTACATGCTCCGTAAGAGAATAATACAACACAACCTGTGTGCCGTTCATTATTGCCCGATAACGATAGCTGTCATCATCAACGTCAATATCAAGAACTATACTTCCGAATTTATCATAAATCACCATACATCAACCGCTCTTTACTCATCACGGTTCAAAAATAGAAAACAAGGTTTAATAAACCTCATTTTAAGATATAAAAAAAGCCTTGAAAACATTCAAGGCCCAATTATTTATGATTATTTACTATAAAACTAAGTTCCATATAGGGAAAAGTTAATCGAATCTTTTAAAGACCAACCTTTCAACAATGTATTTTGTACATACTCCATAGCCTTAGTATAAAAATCAGTCAAATCTTCCAATGTTTCGAATTCTCGATACACAGGATTATCATCTGTTCCAAACTTGAATGTTACCGGCAATGTTGCTCCACCTGTCATAGTTGCCAAGTCGAATGCCGCCTTGTAATTGAACTGGTTTTCACTTGACAACCAAACCGGATCACCCTCATAAATGAAACCGGAAATAATCCGTTCATCGATCCGGGCGTTATACCAGGATAGTATCAAATTACGGATTTCATCTTCGGACGGTTTATGATCGAATTCCTCTTCCATATAAGAGGCGGAACCATCCCCTTTCTCCTGTACATCCCAACGCATGCGCCATTTATTACGCACCGGGGACGTGCATTCTATCAAAGCTACCCCAGCACTTCCTTCTACTCTTTTCATGTAAATACATATTTAGTCCGACCTTTGCCGAATGTCTCCGTCTTGATGGTTGTCTCAAACGGAAAACCGTCCGGCATTTCCCTTACTTGTGCAAGGATATTTTTCATTTCTTCCGAATTAGTGAAAAACTTCTTGGACTCGCCATTCTGTTCTATACTCACGATACAGCGGTCCTCGCCCTGCTCTGTCTTGATGCCCGTTTCGAAGTCCTTGACCACGATGGGCAGGTTTACCAACTCACGGATACTTACTACTGTTCCGGGAAAACGTTTTTTGCCGTCCTCCGGCTTATAGGAAACGTTCAAATCTTTAAATGATCTCATGTTTTTGCCTGTTAATTTTTTAAACAACATATTACAATCCGCGTGCTTGGCCATGCCATAAAAACTGGCCACCAATTCACGCCGTCTTCTTCTCGATTTTACCTCGTGCAGTTTCCTGGCAAAGTTCTTTTTGACACGCTTACGAATACGCACATAATCCGCTTCGTATATCACATATCCCAAAAAATCAATGCCCTCGCCCACAGGAAATACACGCTCGTTCTCTTTTATCTTGAGATCGACCAGTGTTATCCGCTCATGGACGGCATCACGAATCTTCCACAATTCCGCTTTCGTTTTTCCGAGTACGACACCGTCGTCACAATACCGGTAAAAGTGACGGACACCGTACCTGTCTTTCAAATAATGGTCTAAAAATACAGACAGAAGTAAATTTCCCAAACCTTGAGAACTTCTCAGCCCGATACTGATACCCTTTGGCATCATATGGACAAAACCCTCAAGAATGGAGATGAGCTTCTTATCCTTAAAAATCCGCCCCACACAGTACATGATAAAATCCGGCTTGATACTCTCATAAAACTTGGTTATATCAAACTTGTAACAGTACCGCGTGTTATCCGGATCATCCTTCATATCACGGCGAATATACGCCAACAGGTCATGTACTCCCCGGCCTTTGATGCTGGCAGATGTGGTACGGATAAAACGCCTTTTCAGGTGTTTGTCCACAACCGCCATGACAGCATGGGCAGCAATGCGGTTCTTCATATTGAGGACCTGGATACGGCGCAGCTTGCCGCCTTCGAAAACTTCACGCTCCCTGTAACCAGTGATGCGAAAAGTCCCGTCCGCTATCTTACGTGAGAGTTCCGCGATCACCTTTTCTCTATGCGCAAGCAAATAACGTCCTTCACGGCTCCGTTTCCTTTTCGTCCCACGAAGCACGCGGTCAAAAGAAGCCTCCATATTGGAAGGCTCTATGATCTCTTCTATGACATAACCGATCCTGTGCATATCTGCCTTCAAGTCCTCGGGCCCGACTTCTTCGAATGCCCTAAGCGGACACCTACCAAACTCTACCCGTCCAATTGTTTTTTCAGTTTTCCGGCCTATTTACGGCCGCTGTTACTGAGGCTCATCCCCCTCGGCTTGAAACCGGGAACACGTCCCGGTTTCGTACACCGATTATTTTTACTTTTCTTTGTTTGCTAGACGCGAGCCGTTGTTCGTATTCGAGGACGACGAATCGTAACCGCAATTCGAGTAAGCAACACCGCCTTGCGGGTTCGCGTTGTTGTTCGACCGAGCCACCACACGCGCTATGGGGGAATCCACCTTTTCTGCGACAAATGTAACAAATTAACTCTCTTTTCCATTTCTATTCCTTTTTATTTTCGACACTCCCGACAGCCAACCGGGAACAAATCCATTATACCATACACAAAACACGCTTTTACGCTTTGTCGCTTCGCTCCCGATTTACGCTTTGCGATTTGCGTTTCACGCTATCGATTCTAACGATTTGTACGCGTCAACGCTTTGCGCGACTACGATTCGACCGCGGAAGGCTAGACGCGAGCCGTAGCTCGCATACGAGGACGACGAATCGTAACCGCAATACGAGTAAGCAACACCGCCACGCGGGTACGCGATGCTGTACGACCGAGCCACCACACGCGCAGTGGTAGAGGATACCGTAGCTTCATCGCAATAATGGGTGCTCGAACTACCAGGCTGGGAAAAAGAAGGGATCAGGTCACAATACTTCTGATGAACTACACCCGTTATATAACCGCTGGTCGTTCCACTCTTTACCTTACGAATACTGCCGTCAGGCATTTCGATATGCCACTTGTAAGCCTCCGAGGATGGGGTGTTAGGCAAACCGACTTTCCCCATCCACTCGAACTTGTCCCCATACCAGTTTTCATAACCCATACAAAGGGTGGCACCGATGGTTTGATACTTAATCTCACCATCATCCCCTACCACTTCATACCAGGCATTATTTTCCGTTTTGTCTTCCGGATTGACCGTGTCTCTCATTCCAAGCTTGGAGGTCAGCCCGATTTTACGCACATGGGTATTGGGACCATATGCGCATTGACCCTGCGCGTCGCGCCGGCCATACCGAGCATAGAACAAATTGGCGACATCCTTGTGCATTTCATAGTCGATCAACTGGAGCTTTCGGGACTCGGCATAATACTCGAAATCAGGTTTGGTCATGCTGCCGACACTGCTCCCGCCAGTTATGGCTGAAAAGAGTTTGATACCAACAGTAACGGCTTCATAAACACCGGTCAAACAAGCCTCATGCTCGACCCAGTCCGGTTCCATATCCTCGATCCTATCCGAATTTGAAAGGACAACCATGTCGAACTCGGCATTGTTATGAATCGAGAAATACAGGCTTTCGGCTCCGGACGGAATTTCACAGATCAAATACATGCCGTCTACGAACCGGCTACCGAGGGAATCAACCATTACATTGGATATGATGTTACCTTCTCCATCTACAAACAACGAACCGACAAGCGAACTACCGACCACACTTGGAAAACGTACACGTTTATAACCGGACAATGACACACGGCAAACGCTGTAGTTCGCATCCGATATGTACGAACCGGCCAGGTCGGGACGACCGACCTGCAACTTATTATTCCGCTTCAAATCACCGGAACCGGTGATCTCCTCCAATGTGACAATCTTGCAAACGGGACGTTCCGGCTTATCTTTGTTGGAGCTGAAACAGGTATATTTCTTGTTGTTCAAGTAATCATTGATTCCCTTATACCAATAATGGGGTTCATACATCCAGACATCACCTTCCGTGCTATCCAGCTTAGCTGATGTTGCAGAAGCTACATTTTCCGAATCAGCATAGTAATTCGTATCGGAATCATGAAGACGGCAAACCGTCATTACACCTTCTTCCGTTTGTTTTCCAAGACAATGATAACGGGCATTCAGGATAGTGGAAATATGGGCAGAAGGCTTATACGAATTGTTGAACTTATAACCTGTTTCATTATCGAGGTTAGAAATATTGGCATCGTCTGATACACTATCATCGAACTCGATCATCGTATATTCGGGTTGGCGAATATTCAGTTCATCAAAGCGTTCGACGTATTTGCGGTACGTCTCATCCTCAAGGTAATGCGTCAGGCGATAAGTTCCACAAAGCTTACAGCGATTGTTCATCGTATTGCCTTGCGCGTCTATTCCACCCAAACCGGCATCATACCATTTTTTCAGGTCGTCACCCGTTCCGCTCAGCTCCAGGCCGGTGATACGGATATAACGCAACGCATTGCCGGGAACTGACAGGATTTCCGTAAACAGGGAAAAGCCGGATAATCCCTTGCAATTTTCGACCCACAATCCGGTTATGCTTTTGATATTGTCGAACGTTATGCCTTCACGTGTCAATTCAGACAATGAACGAAGCGTCAAAGTCTGATAGCCGTCGGGCAAATGGAGTTTACCCAAAGGACAACCTTCGGCAAAACTTATACTTGATAAAGAAGTACAACCTGTAGCTTCCACTTCCTCCAGACGGGAGCAACCCGAAAGATCGAGCGACGGCAAGCGGTTATAGTTGCGAATATCGAGACGCCGGAGCATCGGCAGCTTGCTTCCTATCGCCAGTTCAGTCAAACCGTAACCTTCACCTTCACGGCCCATGACCAGGTCCTCTAAGATTGGAAGAGCCGGAAGGTTCAAGTCCGTAAAGCCTCCCCATTCCGACAAATCAAGTTTCTTGGTAAACTGTCCGCCATAGAAATGGAACGCAGTTCCGACGTTTGCCACGGCATTATAGGTATAGCTCCACTCCTTGCCGGCAATCACCTTGTCATGGGACAATACGGCACTCTCCCGAAGAAAGGCGAAATAGAAGTCACGCGACGGGGTCGCCTTGATTTTCGCACCGGCCGCACTGTTTCCTTTCCATGTAAGGTCTGTCGCCGAATATTGTCCGGCATTGTAACGGGCATCGAACAGGGACATGCGGTTTGTGATCCACCAATGACGGTGGGCCTTACGGCTTCCCTGCATCGCCTCGAGATATGAATAGGTCATGATCGTCACCTGTCCGTCCTGGTTCACCTCGACACCTTTCGTCTTTGGCTCGATATACTTGTACAAGGCATCCTTGTTGAACAGCCGTTCGCAGAACTTGTCGGACTGTTCCTTGTCGAAATGCTGATAGATATATTCATTCGTCATTTTGGCACGAATACGCTTATAGGCCGCACTGAGCTCGTCTTGGAATTGTTCACGAAGATTGTTCCAGAGCACCGAATCATGGCCGGCATAGGCATACACGGTCTTGTCACCGGTGGACAGTTCCGGGTCCGTCGTATTTTCGTCCAAATCCCAGGAATATTTCAGACGCCCGTCGTTACGGACACCGAGGATCGTATCGCAGTCGTAAAAGATCGGATAGCAAAGGACCTTCTCGGCTTCAGGTTTATACCAAAAGCCGAACATCATGTTTTTGACACGCTGGTCCACGCATCCCATGATCTCCGTAAACATGAAGTAATCGCACAAATAAGGGACGTCGAAATAATTTGCCAGTTCGGATTTGAACTTGGCACCGTCATCCGCTGTGGACTTCACCCATTGGACTAGAGGCTTCAGGTATTTGGGCTTCAACGTGCCGGCTTCATATTCCGCATTTATATCGTCATCATCGGGGAAACGCGCCTCAAAGACTTTCAACCAGGCAGGGGCACCATCCTCCACCCTGTCAAAATCATCATCGAGGAACATACCCATCGGGTAATCGTTATTCAGGAACTCCCAACATTCGGTCGGGTTCTTGCCTTCGAACTTTTCCGTTATCCAGTCCTGATCGTGGTAACCGGGAATATCCAGAAATCCGAACACCGCCTCCGTTGACTTGTCATTGTTGAAGTTGAACTTCCCAGCGAACACGGGCGTGTCGTTCACCGTCTCACGGTAAAAGATAAGGCACGGTTTGCCATCAACGGTCGTACGCACCTCATACGGGTATTTCTCCTTGTCCACGTAGCGTTGTGCGGGGGTAAGTTCGTCGGCTGCCGTCAATACATTCTGCACAAGGCGCGCCATACCCGTATTGTGGCTGCTGGAGGACTCGGCGAAGTCGGCTTTGAAACAGAAGCAATCCACCGGTGCGGAATTGTCACGCATGGAATATTTCGCGCTCTCCTGCAAAGTCCCTCCGACTCCCTGTTCATTGCAACCAAGGTATAACTCCCCGGCGACCTTGTTCGAATTCTTGAAATAAAGACGGTAGTTCTTCCTGGGATAAGCCAAAGAGGATGTCCCTTGCAAGCTGATACAGCCCCCCACGCAGCGGAAGTTCTTTTCGGGAGAGGAACGATCTATGTACAGGGATTCGTCTATGTCGAACTTCGTCTTCTTGTTGTTCGTCACCGCTGCCTGGACCAGTGTGGCAACACCATTGGCCTGCTTGCCTGTCACGATCAGGTAAGGAAGGTCGGAAGGCATGGAATCGACGGAAATCATCCCGTTGTCGTCGAGAATGTCATTGGCATTGTACTTTTCGAGAAGCTCGTCACTGCCGGGCAGGTCAAGCATGAAGCAGTCGAGCATCTGCGCATCGGTCAACTCGGCTGAATAGGCACGCATCGAATACACGTCAAGCGTGCAGCCGTTATTGCCGATTTCTATATATTGAGGATCTTCCTGATAGATGCTGTCGGATGTCCCGCGTTGCACGCTTCCGGACATGATACCGTCGACATACAGGTACAGCATGCTGTCATTCAATATGCCGTCCTCCGAGCTTTGGCTGTTCTTCGGGGGAAAGGCCACAAAGCCGATCGTATAGGTCTCCCCAGCAGCGAACTGGGTAGCGACGGTACTGTTTCCACGGCTGACCATGCGGGCCTCCTGCGTCGTGATCACGAAGCCGGTTCCCTTGCCATCCATGCAACGGACGATCTCGACATCCTCTTCCATGACATCTGACACTTTGAAACGGATCATGAAGGCAAAGGCGTTAGTAGCGTTTTGTTCAGGGGCAGACAACGGACAAAACCGGACTGTCGCACGGGCATTGTCCGTCAAACGAAGCGCACCGTTCAACCAGCCGTCACCTCCGAATTTGAAACCGGAAAGCTGCGTTTCGATCCCGTTATAACTCCATTCCTCACGGTTGGTATCGCTATTGCTACGGCCCGTCGCCGACAGCTTCAACTGCAGGTTGTCAAGAGGCTCGGAGATGTTCAATTCGGAGGCAGAAACTTTAACTTCGTACTCATAGGCAGAAGTGCCGCATGCCAAACGCCCTTTTATCCCGCCCGCAGTTGTCGTGCGCAAAGAAAGTTCTGTCCGCTGGAAAGGAACGTTGGCCGAACTGACAAGCTTGTCCCCTTCGTAAACGTCCACCTTAGTCGGGGTTTCACAAGGATTATAGACGGCGTAAACAAGCGTATAACTGTCATACTGTTTAACCGGGACATAGGGACGGCTGCCGGATTCTATGACCGTACCGTCGCCGAAATCGAAACGGCTGGCAAAGATCGGGGTGTCATTTCCGGGTTCACGGACCGCTATATCGAAATAGATTGAATTGCTTTTTATGGATTTCCCTCCATGTTCAAGTTCCGCCACCAACTGGACCGAATGGGAACCGTGCGGCAGGCCGGACGTATTTACGGACAGTGTACCGTTGGCACTGCTGGTGTTGATCGTACGGTCCTCCACATCCACACCGTCAACATACATGCGCAACGTTTTCATGCCGCTACCTGAAAGGCCGAACGGGATACCGACCATATCCCCACGACCAATTACAGATGCGATGTTGAACGAACTGGTCAACTTCAAATCCACGCAGGTCACGGACCAGGCAATCTGCGACACCTGCTGTTCCGCTCCTTCGCCGACGGTAACACGGACACGGACCGTATTTGTTCCGGTACCAAGGTAATTCGTGACATCGAGAGTCGTCGTGCTGCCGGCAGCCAAGGTCTGGTTCAAGGTGTAGGAAGTCGCCCCGCGGCTGATCGTGATTGCGGCCTGGCCGGGATTGCCCGTCGTTGAACCGGAAGCCGTATCGACCTGGTCATAGGTAAACTGCAGTTTGACCTCGTCACCGATCTTTACAGTAGGATTGTCTGTGATGCGTGTCAATACAACTTTCGTGGCCGAAACCGATCCGCCTCCGCCACCCGTAAACTGTTCGGTCGTCGTTATCACCTCACCGTTTTTATCCAGAAGGGAAAGGGAATAGGCGACATCGTCACCTTCACCTATCGTATTGAGCACGATATCCGCCGCGTAATTCAAACCCTTTATTTCTGCGGCCACAGCTCCGGAACTGACGGGGTTCGTCGATCCTTCCGTGACGGTTTCTTCGACTTCGGGAATAGGGATATCCACGCCTCCGGCTCCATCCGGGAAGATTTCTTCATGGGAAGCTCCCCGGACCAACCTCACTTTCCTTATCCCTCCGTATAAAGTCCAGTACTCGGGATTTGTAAACTGATCCGCTGAACCGGTAAAACGGTACTCTTCCCATTTTCCGGCTGATTTCTCAAAGGTGATGATCATGCCGCTTTTCTTCCCGTCTTCAATATCCGCGTCCATCAATGCTGCTACGGCAGTTTCTTTGGTATAGTAACCTTCTTTGGGGTGTAGTTCCGTCACGTTGTAAAAACCACTGCCTGTCCCTCCGCTGCCGGAACCGAAAGGCGTCCAGTTTGTCTTGTCCTCGAAGCCGGAAAGCGCCGTCCCGGTATATTGGTACGCTTCCCACTCGCCTTCCGATGCGGCGAATGTCAGCACCAGCCCTGCGTATTTCAAACCTGTTCCGGCAACTGCCCGGATAGCGGTCTCCAATGTATAGAAACCTGTTTCAAGAGGAATCTCCTTGGTGACGTTTATAAGATAGCCGCCGTTTCCAGGTTCTCCACGATCCCCTTTCAATGAGGCAAGCCATTCTTCCTTGCTACCCTCAAAGCCTTGTTTAACGGCTTCCTGGTAGGCAGAATCGCCGGTATCTCCCTTTGCGCCTTTCAGTGAAGCGATCCATTCCTCTTTTGTCCCATCAAAACCCTGTTTGACCGCCTCGTCATACGCGGAATCTCCGGTCTCACCTTTTAACGAAGCCAGCCATTCCTCTTCGCTGCCCTCGAAGCCTTGCCCTACCGCTTCCTGATAGGCTGAATCACCAGTGTCGCCCTTTGCGCCCTGCAATTCCCCGTTATTCTTCCATTCCGCTTTAAGGCCGTCCCAGATGTACACGTCATAGGGCAGTTCTGTCCCGACAGAATAGGCATCGCCCGGACGGGGATCGGCAACGCCTGCTGCCAATTCTTCCACGCTGTCAAAATGGGCAAGGATCAGCAAACCGTCACCGGCATCCCCTTTCAATGAGGCAAGCCATTCTTCTTCGCTACCCTCAAAGCCTTGTTTAACGGCTTCCTGGTAAGCGGAATCGCCGGTGTCGCCCTTTGCTCCTTTCAGTGAAGCAATCCATTCTTCCTTGCTTCCTTCAAACCCTTGCCTTACGGCCTCCTGGTAGGCTGAATCGCCGGTATCGCCTTTGTCTCCCTTTTCACCTCTGAGCGGGCCCATGTTTATCCAGATACCGTTCAATGTGTCCCAAACATACACGTCATAGGGTTGTTCTTCTCCAACGAAATAGGCTTCGCCCTGTTCCGGCTCCGGGACTGCTTCCTGCAAGGCTTCGATAGAAGGGAACAAGGCACGGACTACGAAACCTTCCCCTTTGTCCCCCTTGTCGCCTTTTCGGGATAGGAGCATCGTGTATTCACCCTCTCCAGTCGGAGGTATGCCCGAAAAACCTTTCAATGCCAGATAGGAACTACCCTTATGGCTTATCACGTCAAGACGATCGTAAGAAGTCCCCTCGTTATACTCCCCTTTGGGAGTCAATGATACTTTCCCTAATCTTGTTGTTCTCTGTGTCATATTCTTATACTGTTACTGTTAATACTCCATCTTCGTCAATCTTAAAGCCGGGACCGCTGTAATCATCATCCGAAAACATGTTCAGATAACCGGTTGCAGGATCGACATCGAACGAGGCCACGCTTATCACCGAATTGGCAGGCTCATTCGTGTTCTCATATTCGCCGGTCGTTTCATTCCAGCGGTACCAGTAACCGTCTACTATCTTATCGCGATGGTCAGACAAAGAATTTAAACGTGTAGTTGCATTATCCACACATTCTAAAGCCTCTCCTGCCTGACCCTGTATTTCATGAATAAACGAATCAACTTTTATCTCAACATTTTTCAATGTACTATCCGTTGCTTCTCCCATATTTGATATGGCCAAATTGATCCGCTCTTCTCGTTTTTCTTCTTCAACTACTCGACCACTTTCATTTTCAATCCGTTTTTGTTCCTCTTTTTGTCGATTTTTTTCAGCTTCAACACGCTTCTCTTCTGTTTCAGAAACTGTAGCTTCCAATTTCCTCACATCAGAAGTAGCCAGTTTCGCATTTTTTGCAGCATTATTTGCATCTCTTATTGCCTCTATTATACTATCGTAACTGTCTTTCAACCATTGCAAACTAACTTTAACACTGCGGTTTGCTGCATCTACACCAATTGTATATAAGCCAATAAAAGACTCCGCCAAGGGCAATTGACTTATTTTCTTTTTCTTAATCATAATCTATGCCTAAATCAATACAAGTTTCACCATCTTCCTCATCAACTATACGCTCATCATCTTCGGAAGCCAAAATGTATTCTGTTTCATTTACCCGGAAAGAAGTAAATACAAGAGTCAGATTAAATTCAACTATTACCTTGTCAGATAATGATAACACTTTAAAATTAGAGGACTTTTTGTAGTAGCATGGATATTCCTCATCAGTATATCCAACATAAAGGGTACGTTCTTCCGGTTTAATCAAATCGTTGAAAAACGCATCATAGCATTGCCAGAATCGATCAATGCTATCAGCACACATATACAAATTAAATGTGACATCTTTTGCCTCAAAAACGATTTGTTCAACATCATAAAACTGTCCGTCTTTTGTTTGTATTTTCTGAGACAAATTTTTCTTTATTGCCGAAGATTTCAATACTTCATCTCTGGTTCCTTTCTTAACGATGATACCATAATCACGCCATGAAATACCATCCATTTCATAATCACATCTCGGAATGACAAGGCCACATCCGGGACCAGAAACGTAATTATCTACTCGTACAGGAAAATCATCAACAAATTTTAATGTAAAAATAGATGTCGTATCTATCAATTGATTATTTGATTGACTACTGATACGCAAACGCCACTCACGTTTCAAACCAATAGACCAGACATGATACCCTGGTTGACACAGAAAATTTATTAAGTTATTTGCATCATCCGCAACAAAAGAAATTGACACTTCTTTTATGTCCAGTTTCGGGTCCATTAAATCAACTTCCACACCATCCTCTTCCGGCCAGCTTATGCTATCCGGTGTTACAATCGGTGGAAATGTCAGTAAATCAGCATATCCATTACGTTTAACTTTTGCTCCATAACGTTTGAATATGTCAACTCCATCAACTAAACAAACTCTATTCATGACTACACCATTTTTACACCTTTATCATTCATTCTCTCCACAGCTTTTCGCACAGAATTCATATCCTTTTGGATATCGATCAATTTCGAAGTGTTCGCGTCAATATTCGATAAATGACCTATCATGACAATTACATTATCTTTTATTATTCGCAAATTCTCATTCACCTGAACAGACATAGCTTTCAAGTCTGATATGGCCAAAGACACATTATTTGTCGATTCTGTTTGGAGTTGTACAGCTTTTAGAATATCAGACAGGAACATCGTTGTTGCAGTAAGTCGTCCATTCATTTCCGAGATACTATCCTGTGAAACACCCTGTATGCCTTTTTCTACTGCTGATCTGGTAGAGTCATCCTGCTGCTTTTTCAAATCTATCCCAACATCTTTAAAATACCTATTAACAGAAGAAAGAATATTTTCCAGTACCGGGATATTCTTCTCATAATTATCGACCAACTCACCAGTACGTTCTGCAACCATCTTCATCAAATCTGTTTCAGAGATATCACCAGAAGCATATTTTTCATATAAAGCAGCAATATCATCGTCAAAGTTTCCTATAACCTTGTCAAGAACTATCGTTTTCATCATATCCGTAACAATATCACGAAACGTATCAGAGGCATATTCTTTGAAAGAATCCAAAGCATCCTTTCCACTATCCAGCCAATCCCAAAGACTGTCTACGAAGTTACCAACCAAGGGGTCATACAAGGAACTAACATAATCGTGCAACTGCTCCATGTACTCATCGTATTTCTCACGAAGTTCGATAAGAGCTTCCAAAGTTTCCTTAGTCTGGCCAACTAATTTATCACCATAGTTATCTATGATGGATTGTGCAAGTTCTTTATCTATTAGCCCTTTATCATCAAACAAGTCTGCACCAAGGTTATTCTTAACCCACGATATAAGATCTTCTGTTTTTTGCGACTTCGCCCCGATACCTGTACCTAGAAAACCTTTACTCTTTTTTCTTGTTTCAATACGTAAATTATTGATAGCAGCAGTAGTTCCTTCTTTATAGTTTTGTCCAGTCCATTTTTGCCACACTCCGGTCCAACCAAGAGGAGATAAAACATTCATTATCCCATTCAAAGCACCAGTCAGCCAACCACCACCTTTTTGATTCTGATAAACAGCCTGTTCTTCTGCAAGCTTTTCATAATAAGCCTCTGATACCTGTTCATGCAGCTTTCTGTAATTACGTAAACTGTTCAAATTTTCACCGGAGAACCAATCATCTTCTGCTTGTTTTGCTTCAAGAACAGCAATAGCATAATCATTAACAGCATCTTTCAATGCGTTAACCTCCTTGACCTTTTCTGCATAAACCTCATACTGTTCATAAGCAGATTTTGTCAATGAGGACAACTTATCCATTAACTGAATAACACCTGATATGACTCCCAAAATAACAGACGCTTTTTCAACCGCCTGTACAGCTTTAGAACCTGCATTAGCCGCAGTTTCCCACGCATTAATTGAACTCGTAACAAATAGACCTATATCACCTATGAAAGAAAGAACTTCGCCGGACGTTCCCCCTATCGTATCACCAACATCTTTTATTGAAGAAAATAGCTGATCAACTACATCCGCAACCTCTTCTTCTGCTTTCTGAAAATCATTACTACTTTTAGCTGCCTTGTCTTGTGCTTTGCGATATATTTCAATAGCTTTAGCAACAGACATATATTCATTTTCAACCTCTATTGCACCGGTATCTTTATTGAAATTCGTACTCCTGATACCTGTAACGATCTTTCCACCGGCTTGAACATAATCAAGTTGTTCTTTAGCCCTCTTCAATTCTTCACCGACTTCCTTCAACTCCTTCTTCCTATCAAGCAAAGCCTTGAACGGGTTACGGCTATCTAATTCATCCATGATAGATTGGATAGTACTCGTATATTCCCGTAAATCTTCCGGGTTCAAGACTTTGGCGGCAGTCTGCTTTGCATTCTCCAATTGAGAAAGCAGGGAACTAAGAGTTTCCGAAGATGTATTTTTCAAATTCTCAAATGCGCGCACATACTCCGGGGTTTGCTTCAATTGTTCGAAGTCAAGTCCCATAAGAGATTTACCCTTATCTTTTGTAGCCTGCGCTATCGAGCGGTCAATCTGTGCAACTTTATCAGTATCTCCGTTCTTTTGATATTTACTGCGTTCAGCCTGTAAAGCGGCTAAATCTTGATTGAATTTTTTCTCAATGGCAAGACGCTGATCAGTATAACTCTGATACTCTCCCGTCAATGATTTGAACAAAGCCTCTTCTGCTTTCTTTCTGGCTTCTGCAGCCGCATTTTCATAAGCAACAAGAGCATCTTGTTTATCTTTCGAAAGGTCCGCTTTCGTTTTTGTCTTTGGTTCAAAAACAAGCCCTTTATTCTTGTAATCCGGATGCTCCTTTTCCCACGCCAAACGCTCGATTTGCTGCTGGCTTTTTATGTACTCACTTGTACGACGGTCATTCTCAACTTTGGCTTTCCGGAAGTTGAGTTCAATTTGCGCCTGCTGTTTTAGATGGCCTTCGTTCATCGCATCAATCTTAGCCTGGGCTATATCCAACTCTGCTTGTACCGCTGCTTCTTTTTCCTGTTGTAATTGCTCATTCAACTGTTGTAAACGTTCTGCACTTTCAACTATCAAACGGTTAGCGGCTTCCTGCTTTTTCTCCTTTGAATTGACAGATTTGTCATCTATTTCAAGATTCTTTTTTAGTTTATCAACAACCTTTTGTTGTTCTTCAATCTCTTTTTGAGTAGCAATAGAATTATCTGCCTTTAATTTATTTAGCTTCGCTTCGGCATCAGCCAATTCTTTCGCCCATCGAACCTTCCTTTCTGCAACAGTTTCAGCTTTTTTATTTTCTTGCTTTTCAACCTCTATTAATGCTTCACGAGCTTTAGATAAATCAATTGTAATCTGTACAGTTTCACGACCAGCTTTTATTTCTGATTCATAATCAGCTATAACCTTTTTTATTTGTTCAGAGGTCATAGACAGGTAATCAACACTCGCTTTACCAAATTTCTGATCAATATCAGAAAAAGCCGAATTCAAAAGTTCATTATCTTTTTTAAGTGCTTCAACGGCATCACGAATAGGATTATCTACTTTTGACAACCGCTCAACACCATCAACTCCACGTTTATATACATTCTTCGAAAAGGACCTAACAATATTATCGGCCACATCAGACAAAGCACCATTTTTCTGAATATCATGCACAATGGTAGAATAAAGAGCAGAAGCATCCCGCTCATTTTTTATCTTACTCCGGATAGCTTTCTCTAACTGTTCCAAATGTTTTGTTGAATTTTCTTTATAAGTGTCAGAAGCAACTCCTTTCGCATCAGCCACGGCTCGATCAATGGCCGATTGTCTTGCAGCCACACTTACTGCTTTATAAGCAGCTTCCACATTAGTTAATTGCTCAATTTCATCACCAAGTCCCCGAAGATATTCACCATACTTGTCAAGTATAGACTTCTTAGCATCATCATATTCTTTTGTACCCCTTGTCGCAGCATCGAGTTTGCCAAACAAACGGTCAATTTCCGTCTGTTCCGTAGATACCTCACTATTGAATTCCCGGAAACGATCATTCAATTTACCTTGCCACTTTTCAGCCTCTGTTTGATAAGTTATCAATTTGTACACTCCATAACCCAAAGCGACTGTTCCGGCTAATGCAATTGTCCAAGCATTAGCTGCAATAACAGCATTCAACTTTGATGTCGCAATAGTAAGCAAGGCAGTAGCTTTTGCCCCCAATGATTTAGCAGCCGTATTTGCAGATATACTGGCTGTTTCTAATCCGGTTTGTAAAGTTCCAGCTTTCTTTGTTGCTGTATTTATAACCATCTGTTTTGAATTAACTTCCCTAACAGCAGTATTGCGACTTATTTCTGCCGAATTCAATTTCTGTTCAGCAGTATTAAGTGCGGTTTGAGCCTTATCTACAGCTTTTGATGAAATACCATTATTTACAGCTTTCATTTCCGAACGCAACGCAACTATATTCCGAGAATACTGAATCTCTTCGGCTTTAGCCGCTGCAATTTTTTCCGATATTTTGGCAATTTCCCTATTCTTAGCGGAAATTTTATCCTCACTTGCGGAAATTTCTTTCAAATGTCGGGCTTCGGCAATAGCAGAGTCTTTTTCTTCCTGCAATTTTACTACACGAAGGGCAACCCTACTTTGTTTTTCACTTTCCAGTGACATTTTCTTTTCCAGGGAAGCCGTTTTTTCAGCTTGTGCCTGCGATATCACGGCTGCAAGTTCTTCTTTTTTCTGTTGCACATTCTGTAAAGCCTGGGCTTTCGTCTGTTCAGCCAAAACAAGCCTATCCTTCGCAACCGCCAACTCTGCATTTGCAGTTGTAGCAATTTGAGTTTGCCGTTCCTTTTCAGCTACTATTTCTGATTTCAATGCAGCAACATAATCGTCAGAACCAACCTTCAATCCCTGTTTTGTAAGTTTTGCCTTTAATTCTTCGGTTTCAAGCCCCTTCAACGCTTCTGCTTCTGCTTTTATCATAGCGGCTCTTTCTGCCGTTCCTGCGGCTTTATATGCAGCAGCATGAGCAATCAGAGCCGTTTTATGAACGCCATACAAACTAATAAGGACGCCAAGAGCAGAACCGACCTCTTTATAGTGTTCTGCCAAATAGTTTGCACCATCCAAAGCACCGTTGATAAATACGTCATTAGATTTGCCAAGGTCATTAAATATTGTATCAATAGTATCACCCAGATTGGATATTTTACCTGTAACGGATTTAGATTGTTCTTCCATGAGATTATAGAACATTCCACCTTTGTTCGTAAGATTTTCGACAACCTGTTCAAGATAGGAAAAACTAATTTTGCCTTCGGATGCCAAATCTTTAATTTCTTCCTTATTTACTCCCATCACTTTGGCAAGTTCAGAAAAAATAGGCACACCACGCCCAGCAAACTGGTTCAAATCTTCAGTCATTAATCGACCTTGCGTCATGCTGGTTCCATAAAGATAAACCAAATCACCTATTGGCTGACTTAATCCGGCAGCAATATTCCCCAAACGAGTAAGACGATCTATAACATCATCGGCTGCGGTTCCGTAAGCAACAAGTTGTGTAGCAGATTGTGAAACACCTTTCAAATCAAATGGTGTATTAGCTGAAAAATCAACAAGTTCACCCATCAATTTTTTTGCTTTCTCCCCACTATGTAACATGGAAGTGAACTTTATTTCCAGTTGCTGAAAAGTTCCATAAACCGAAACCAACTCCGATGTTAATCTTTGCGCCATATCAAGCGAAAGGAATGCAGCTCCGGCAGCTTGCATCCGGGAAAAAGACTTAGCTACGGACTGGCTGGCAACGTCCGTATGATCTTGCATCATATTTATATTTCGGACATATTTCTGAACGTTCCGTTGCATTTCAGAAATATCCAATGTGGCTTTAATGCCTATAGTTCCCTGGGTATCCATACATTACATAAATTGGGTGAAATATTCATTTGCATGCATTTCTTTCTCTGGTACTTTCTCTACATTATCCTCATCCCTTTTTACCGGTTTTGAACCAGGTATAGCAGCATTCAATAACTGAATGGTCAAGTATGATCTCTTTTGAGTAACTTCAACATAACTCATCCGATAATACTTCATTACTCCACTGACTGTGGACCAGGGACTATCGCTTCGGCTGTATTCGTCGGTTTTGTCAGTTCTGTTATCCCTCTTAGGAAAATGATAGTACTTAAAAAAAAAGCCGGGTCCATAGAACGTGCCATGAAATTCTGTATTTTCTTGTGCTTCTTGACGGTTAACCTTTTCTTCACATAGTTTCCAAACAACCAGCGCATCCATGTACTACGAAACATAAATAGGACAATGATATTTGCTATGTTTATCCCCTCCTTGGAGTAGGAAAGAACAGCTGCAACATCGCTTATTATATTTTCAACCTTCTCTTTTTCAATTGGGACCATATCCTTAACAATATTACCAATTTCCCAAATTTGAGTAAGAGTGATCGGTCTTATAACAAATGGAATACAACCCAAAAACACAATCATAGGTCGTTCAGCAAAAGCTTCTACCGTACGTTCCTGGATGTTCTCGTTTTCTACTTTATTCATCTTCACTAAAATTAAAAGCCCCGGCCCGTATTGACCGGGGCAAATACAACATTATATTACCACACGACTACGAATAATCATTTTACAATCTTCACACAGAATCATCCTCCGGAGCAGTATAATCCTTATTTCGTGCTCCACTGATTTCTTTTCCATCTTTATTCAAGTTGGCGAGTTGTTTAAATTCCAAATTGAAATTCGGAAATCCTGACTTTCCTATAGTACCCGTACGGGTTACTGTCATTTTCATTCGTGCCCATTGAAAGACCTTTGCTGGAAAACCTTTAAGGCTTTTAGTCTTCAGTTCTACAGCTTGATTTGGTAATTCAAAACCTGGTGTTTCTTCCATCCAGTCATCATTCTGCGCATACCCGGTAAGATATTTATACGCATCACTCCCCATGTCGTAAGTTTGCAGGGTAAATCCTTTTTGTCCTGGATCAGACTGCAAACTTGCATAATACTCATCCATGTCCTCAACTTCAATATCGTTTGTTCCTGGAGCAGAATCATTGAATTGAAATGAGTCTTTTACGATAGCTTTAACATTGAATTTTGTTGAAACTGTCTCAAATTCAGGATAGGAACCAGCGTTCTCTCCTGATTCAATTGCTGGAGCAAGTTTTAAATAATCAATGCCATAAACTGCTGTACCTGCCATAATTATTAATTATTTAATTGATATAAACCACTTTAATTTTAAAATTCTGATAATGAGTTCCATCATCATCATCCGAAAAAGAGTCATCATAAAGGGAGAATTCGGCACCAGAACGTTCCGTATAAACATTCCCTTCTGCATCTTCTGTCTCTTCAAATAAAGGCAATACGCTCTCCGAAATCTCATTAATACGCCCACTGTCAGGTTCGCCGGTACCGGCATCTTTGACGTGAATATTAATGTTCGCATAGCCTTCTTGTAAACCGGGTTCTTGCGGAAAAGGAAGATGATTAACCACGATATATTCTACACCTGAAAAATTTGTTTCCCGGTTATTCTTGAAAATATGGACGCCCAAATTAGCGGCCGCCAGCATCTTGCATATTATCGTTATCGCTTCCTGTCCTCTCATTTGAACCCTGCTTTAGAAAGAATACGTTTCATCTTAGCTCTCACCTCTTTTTTCAGATAACCTTCGGTTGCAGACAAAACATTTTTGCCTCTGTCCTCTACCTTTCTGGCGTAATTCATGCCAGCCACAATGACCAAAGAATACCCCGTATCACCAATAAGCATTTCATTTATCTTATACTTAGCTAAAAATTCCCCTTTATTTGATATTCCAGAAGAAAATTTAAAGCCCCATTCTAAGATTTCCCCTTCATAAGCAATCACATAGCCAATAGAATTTCTTAGATTGCCTGTCTGGTCTTTATACTCACCATTATCACGCGCATGAATTACACAGTTTTCACCAATGACCAAAAAGTTGAATACAATAGATTCTTCAACACGTTTTAATTGCCTTTCCAAAATCAACGGCACATTCTTCCAATCTCCCGTTCGCTGAAACTTCATAATAAAACGCTTGCTTTTCCTTTCATCGTACCAAAGCCGACAACAGTCATTTCCAAACCGGAAATACTACCGTCTGATTTTGTTATTCGGACCTTATCACCCAATTTCGGGAAAATAGAAGGTATGGCTTCAATGACAACCTGATAGCTATAAACGTAATCTTCGCCGTCTGCAGACCGAACCTTTTTGGCTGTCGGATTACCATGTATCTTGCACCAGCCTAAATCAACCGGAACTTTTCCCGGAATAACCGGATTAAAATTCTCATCATGACCAGTGCCAGAGCTGTCTACAAATAACTCTATTTTGTCATTATACCACATATTACCAACGATCTGAACCGTCCTCAATTTCAGTTGAATTATCACTTAAAAAAATGGAAGCGTCATAGTTGAACTGTTTACATAACATTTTGATGTACGTTTCTAATCCCTCACGGTCATAAGTATTCGAACAATCAACTTCTTTCTCTGAAGCCAAAGAAAGAACACCCGACAGATAACCTAAAACAGCTTTTACCACAACACGTTTGTCCTTACATTCATCATCAGGTTTTAAACCTACATCATCAAGGGCATCACACACAATAACCGAAGTCGGGTTGTAATGCAAACATTTCGCTATGAACACTTCCGAATTTTTCATACAGCCTTATTCACCTTTGTTTGAAAGTTCTGAAATACGGCCTTCCAATGCAGCAATAACAGATACCCGGGGCTTATCGGCTGCATTCTCTGCCTCCAGATACCCCTTCAACTTCTCTACATCGCCAAACACTTTAATGAGAGCAATAACCTTTTGCCATTGCAGACTCATATCAATATCTGTCAAGGTAGCATCAACATCTCTTTTTTCCGGTTGCCCCGGAGTAGCTGCCTTTACTGTTTGCCCTGCATCTTCAACCTCAGTAGCCTGAATGACAATGTCTTTAACTGTCTGATTTGATGTTTCAGACTTTTCAGGCTGTGCTGCAACAATCTTTCCGTCTTTAACTTGTAAATACTGTTTATCAATATCAGTATCTACAGATTCTTTGGTAACACGAGAAGTGTCTTTATCCACAACAATTAAAGCCAGACCTTTTTCAACTGCAACATTTACACGTTCATCTGAAAAATGAGAAATCACGTCACCTGGTGCATAGACCTCTTTTGTCATTTTATCAGTAAATCGTTTGATAGCAACAATCTTCATAACACAACTTTGTTATACCATTGGTAATTCACTAACTGGACTATAATCCAGAACCGTTGCATCTTCGGCAAAAGGTTTGTCAAGGTTTCTAACCTGCAAATTCACAACGCCATTGATACAAGAAATGATAGGAACAGCACGCCATGTGCCTTGGGTCCATTCTGCAGCTTGATCACCAGTTGATTCACCGGTTGTCCATTTCGCAATACGAATGCCTTCTCCTGCATCAGTATACTGCACATTCGGGTCCGGAAGAATTGCATTATCTTCGAATGCAGGTTGAACTTCACCCAACTTACCACCTTCCGTTTTAGGAATGAAAGAAATAACGTTGTCATTCCACGGGTTAATGTTGGTAGGTTTACCGTCTTTCTGATATGCAGTTCTACGATTGATTTCCTCGATGGTCGGTATTTTCATTGACTTCAAATAAGCAGAAAACTCATCTTCCGTCAAAGAACGAGTATTTTTGTCCTTCCCCAGATACCCTGTACGCAAACCGATACTGCGCATCATCCAATACTTAATATCTGGAGCCATCAAAATTTTATCAAATACAATACCTTTCTGCAAGTAATCATAGATAATCTTTTGTAACAAAGAAGCCGCGTCAATAGAAGTATTGTTTATATTAGCCTCAGTCCATTCTTCACCAGTTTTAACCAGTTTTTTGTTCTCTATAGGCATATCATATTCAACCATATATTTGATGCCGTCCGGATTGTCAATCGCAGGGTCGAAGATGGCAACACCACCATTAGACAGAGCTTTCAAAATGATTTCATCCACAACATCCTTACAACCCAAATAAGCATCTTTGTAATCACCAAACATGCATTTCTTGATTTCATTCAGCTTCTGTACCGGATTGATACGGTTGTTTTCATACACCTGTAACAGAGTGCGCAAGGTATCTGCATCCGTCATAAACTTATGCCCCATGCGTGGAATTTTACCCGACCAAAGTTCAAAGCCTCTACCCGGACGAAGCGGAGTATCAGCATTATTACCGATAATAGATGCTCGAATACGAACATGGTATTTACCCATGATACCTTCTGCGGTTAAACCTAACTGCGGAGGTCTGTAATCAAACCACTTATCTACATACATTTCTTCCCACATCGTTTTTTGAGAAAGGGAAGCTTTATCAAACGCAATTTGCATAGTTCCGATCAGATCAATCGGTTTGCCTGTTTTTGCGTCATTTACCTTAAATGTTGAAAAAATTGATTTCATCTATTTGTCTCATTTAGAAGGATTGTGTAAACTTGATATTCGAATTGGTTTTCAAAAGAATACCATTTTTGAGACTGGCTGGAATAGGTGGAATACGACGTTCGTAGTACATCCCGTTCTTTGAGTCAACAGAAACATCAAGGGTCGTTTCATCTGGCAACACTTCCGTTCCCAAAGGATTACCGGACTTCACAGATAATCCCTGTGGAGCATCTGTAAGAAATACAGCCGGAACTTTACCTTCGCTTTCTGCAACACCGGCAACAACTTGAAACAAAGCATCTCCGACTTTCAAACCTTCAATAGCAGCAGACAATTCAATAACAAAACCCTTAGAATCATCTGTAACCTTGACAATCGTAGGTGCATTTTCAAAATCACCTGTTGCTTCATTCGCTAATACGCTGTCTCCTACAACGAAAATCGGAGTGACAAACTCATTTGACTCCAAAGAGATTTTCTTTGCATCACTAACATCTATTGCCATTACGCGCGAAGCTTTCAAAACTACCGATTTACGGGTAGCCTCATCATACTGCGCAAGAGAACCAGCCGGAATAATTGCACCAACAGGAATGTTAATCTTTGACTTATCCAAAGTGAAGCCACCAACAACACCAATAGCAGGGGAACCCGTATAAATAGGTCGCGTGCCACCAAAGAACTTTTTCCTAAACTTCATCTTGTCAATTAATTAAATGTTAAACTACTGGGAAACAGTGAGACTTCCCAACCAATCATCAGCAACTGCATTCTGAACCTGTTCGTCTCCGACCTGTGCCCCTTCGGACTCTGCTGGCTTTAATCCACGATTGATCAAAGATTGTTTATAACCGGTCAGAAACTCAGAAACATCTTTGTCTTCCGGAACAGTTACAAATTCCATGTCATCATCTGTTAAACCCAGTTCTTTAGCCTTGCTGGTTATGAGTGCCTGACGTTCCGTTTTTGCTTTTTCGGCTTTATAGTTATCAATCTCCTGCTGATAAGGTTTCCATTTTTCTTCCAGTTTCGAGCTGAAATAACTATCCAGTTCCTCTGCGGTATAGGTTTTCTTCCCTCCTTTACCTTTTTCTTCGTCTTCGCCAGTTGTTGTTATGGGTTTCCCGTCCTTCAATCCGTGCTTTTCTTCGTAATTACTTACAGAAGATTTGGCAGCTTCATTAGCCCGGTAATCACCATAGGATTTCACTACGTCTTGAAGAGTGATGCCGTCCACAATGGTCGTAATCTTCGCTTCATCCGTTACCCCTTCCGCTTTTTTTTCCGCAATCCTTTCCAGAATCACTTCGTCTATACCGACAAATTTCGTTTTCAACGCATCTAAAAGTTTCTTTTTCATAACCTAACAATCTGTTTTTGCGGTAAAAATAATAATTGTAGTTTATTAGACCTTCTTTTATTTGTTAATGAAAGTACATGCGAATACGATTTTTACAGACAAAACACTATTTAAAACAAAATAAAAAGCAAAGACCTTTCATATATTGATTATATGATATATATTTGTATGACAATACAAGAGTCTAATAAAACTCTTTTTTAACACAACACAATTATGACACAAGAAGCAAAAAAACAGATCAGTAATACCGAACAGGTTTTGCTGTCAAAAAGGAACTATCACCGTGCATCAAAGGTGGTAAATGTGGCAAACCCAGAACAAGGTGAATGGCTTTTTAATTGGAGAGGCAAGAAGCTAAGCCAAAATTTAATGAGTTGCGACTATGCACATATTGCAATCCGTATTTCCAACAACGAGGAAATTGTTATTTATGACAAAGACTTAGGCTTCTGGGCTGTTACAGAGTGGAAATACGATGTTAACCTTGAAGAACTTTGGAAATGCGCTTGTGACGCTTTTTATTCTACGAGTTTCAACCCAGAAGAGCGAGCCGCTCTGTATATTCGTGATTACGAAAAGGAATTGAATGCCGACCTTGAAAATATGCCGGAAAACGAGAAGGAGCACTATATTACGAAATACAAAGAATGGGTTCGTACTTTATTTTACAAACATTCTCGCATCATGAGCGCTATGATAACAGGACCGGCACGTTTCCCTTCAAGACGAAATGAAAAGATAATTAATTATTATGACAATGCTGTAAATGAATTTAGAACATGGAGAGAAAAAGCACTCAAGGCGATATCTCGTAAGATTGAAGATGCAAAACCGAAAGAACAAAAAGCAGAGGAAGAATGGACGAGGCTTAAACGCTCAATATATTCCTCTGCTTCTACAATTAAGGGTATCAATGAAGGTACGGAAAGAGGATATAATAAAGCCTTGTTTGTTTCCAGCATTTACAGTAAAGTTGAAACATACGCAAAGCGCGGTGACGTGATAATTGTAGAAAAGGCAATTGCCTATGTTAGAGAGCTAAATAAACAATCCTCTATCATTACTGAACGTCATAAATTCTTTAAACTTGCTGAAATGGCGAAAGCTGTATGCGAAGCTCAGGAAGTAAGGTCAAATAAAGAAGATACCGAAATACTTTTCGAGGGTGGCCGGGTAATCAAAAACTATTCCGAGGATAGGGTACAGATAGTTTTCGACACAAAGCCGCAGCCGGACGTTATTTCAAATCTCAAGCATAACGGTTTCCGCTGGTCGCCTCGTTTTTCGGCATGGCAACGCCAATTAACGAACAATGCTTTTTATGCTGTCATCCGAGTTGTTCCAATCACCATTGAACAATTCCAAATAAAAAAGGGATTTGTAAAATTCTAAAATCAAAAGTATGAGAAAGATAGTATTCAGAGCAAAGCATATTGATGATGGTAGTGTCTTTGCCAATGAATGGGTTCGTGGCGATTTGTGTCACTATGCCAACGGAACGATATTCATCCGACAGCAGGAAACCGGCAGTGCATTTGAAGTTCACCAAGAGTCTGTGGGGCAATTCACAGGGCTTTTGGATAAGACCGGATATTGCATACATGAGGGTGATATTGTTCAATGCGGAAAACACATTTGCCAAGTCGTTTACAATGAGCATTATGCAGGATTTGCACTTGATAAAAAAGGATGGGCTTATCTTCATTTTTTCGGAGAAGCCTGTCATAATGAAGATTGTACCGTCATTGGGAACATTTTCGATAACCCCGAATTATTAACTCAACCAGAATAAAAACACAAGAGGGAAGCAGTTCGCAGCAATCAGTACGAGTGTGTTGTTAGGATTGCCAGCATCCGCCACATAAGAACCATCTAATCCCGTAAATAACGTGATGCGCTGGTAGTACGTGTACAGATAGCAAACAGGCGTTGGGATAAAACACTCGGCGAACTCATCCCTCTTTAAAGCAAATAAGGAGTATAAAAGCAAGTGCAGTCTATAAGAAGGAAAACGGAGATAGATATGAGGTCGAAGTATCATTAACTATCGATTACTCTAATCGGTTTTATTGGCAAATAAAAGTATCTCATTGCCCTAAAGGTAAAAGAAAAATGATCTGGCTTAATTGCGAAGATGATTGGGTGTACAGAAATCTGAATCAGGAAGAAAGAGAGTACTACTATAAAAAGTTCATCCTTTCCCACGTTCCGACCGAATGGATTATAGAAGTTCAGCAGATCATCATTTCGATGTTAAACAAACCTATTATCTAAAAAGATATGAAAATCAGAAAGTATAAAAACGGAACTATCAAAATGACTGCGGAGAATAAGCGAGATTCAAACAATCTCATGGCTTTTCCTTGGAGGGTGTGCTGGTGCTGATTCTAACTTCGCAAAAATAGCAGGAGAAAGAAATAAAGATCAAAAAAGATCGGAAGCGAAAGAAAAGAAATAAAAGGAAATAGTTCAAATCGGATAAAAATCCGTATATTTGGGATATAAATCAATTCTGTACAATGTTTATGCAAAAACAAAATTTCTTACAACAATTAGGGTTGTGTGATACCAATAACAATCCTATTTCTAAGCATAAAACTATTTTTACTTTCGTAGGAAATAAAAAATCGGGTAAAACGTACGTCACTACCTTGCTGTGTAAATATCTAAAATTCAAATACTTATACTCTTACACAAAATATTCGCGACCCATTCCTGCGAGTAAGCCAAAGGAAGAAGTAAGATTCATTTTCAATCTCAATTATGGCAAATTAGGAATTGTCAGCGAGGGGGACCAATGCGATGGACTAAGAGCAGACTTATTATTTTTAACAGCAACAGAACAGTGTGACACTATCGTTTGCGCATGTAGACCAAGTAATCCCGACACACTACAAGTAGTCCATGATGTTGCAAATACAGAAGGTTATCAAGTATTTCAAATCGATATGCAAACGATAATCAGTATTTGCCCTACTAACGAAAAAGAAATTGCAGCTTTTGATATTGCTACATATTTTTTCTAATACAGTATTATATCCAGATAGTGCAAGATGAAGCAGATATGTAAAGTGTACCATGTTGAGTTTAACGCACCAGTAGAAGTCGACGGAGAATTAAAAAAGGATTTCTACTTTGGCTCAAAAGCTGCCATCTACGGCACCTTGTCACCAGAACAAATAGGAATAACATACAACTATCTCCGATCAAACGTGCACCTTGACAAACAGGAATACAGCAATTCTAAATGTACAATCAGAAAAGGATTGTTAAGTCGTAAGAAAAAAGGCTGAATAACAAACCTTTGTCAATGATATTTTATACATTTGCAATGTGGAAAGAGTGAGGGAAGTAATGTTCCCGCTTTCTGCACCAGCCTGGGCGGAGCAATAATCCGCCCTTTTCTGTATCACTTCTTCCATAACAATTTGAGCAAACCAACTTTATCCATGTAGTATATATCTGGCAGGTCGCCTATCTTATCCATCGCTTTAAATCGCCCAACTTCCCTGTTAATAGCCAAACGTAAATCTTTGTACTTGTCATTAGTAAAATAGAAAATCACTCTATCTGCTTTTCGAGCATCTTTTATGTATTTACGAATAGTATTTTCATTCGCATTATCAATATACTTCACGTCCCATGTACACCCGTCAAACCTCATATCCGGTACACCTTTCCCTTTGCCATTCTCCGGCAGGAACTCGACTTGTTTACCGTTATTTTTCGCCAACATCTTACCTACAATCTTTTCAGCTTCACCACCACCTTGTGTGCTCGTAAATTGATGTTCTTTATGATAGACATTGAAACCTCCACTAAACTCATCGAAATAGACTTTCTGCCATTCAGAACCGTAGGACTGATATAGGCTTTTAGCCTTTTGCCGTATATCTTCCCGTTTACCGGTATTTATATCACCAATGCTTATATCCACATATTTTTTGTTGTCTTTAATCCAATATGGCAAGGTTCCACGATTATTCGCTTTTTCAATACGATCTTCATTCTCTTGCATCCAGAAATAAAAAGTAGCAGGCAACCCCTTCACTTCCCGTTTCGACTTGAACCCCGAAATATCTTCACCAGCAAGTATCTTATCGGTCAACATATCAATCTCATCATCCGAAGCCAGAATAGGCTTTGCATGACATCGACAATTCGAATGCCAACCTACAAATTTGAAACCAACAGGATATTTGCCTGTAAGAATATCGCAAATATCCCTCTCTGGATGATTTGTCTTAGATACGCTGATTTCGATCCCCACAACAAAATTAAGCTGGGACCAACGTTCAAAGTCCGCGCTCCTGTATGCAATATTAGTTTCAGTTCTAGTCAGCCGTTGAGCATTCCGAGAGCTGCTACGATACACACCACGTCCGGGATGATACGCCTTAGCATTCCGGGATAACACAAGTTCTCCCCGGCTATCCCGTACACGCCTAAACAATTTATCAGGATCATTTAGGTAAGACTTTATCTTCGCTGCCATCACATTAGCCGACATACCTTGCCCCAGACAACAATCAATAGCAAGTTCCATTTCTTCCCGGAACTGCCCCTCGTACTTCCAAACACGCTGTGACAGGTTCAGACCGCCATATTCAGATTTACGGGCAAAGAATGCGTCCATTGCTTCTCGATTCCGGCTAAAGAACATAGAGAATCGTTTGTCATCTACAAACTTCTTTCCAAATACGGATGCTACCAATGTGTCAGCTTCCAAATTGGCCTGCTCCCATTCGTTTGTTATGCCATATTGTATTTGCTGATACACACGGCTATATAACTCCCGTAGGAGAGCATTTGCCCTGTCAGATATAGCAGGATAGTCCGAAAACACAAATGCTTTTTCAGGATCGTATATTGGCTCAATTTCCAATGACAAAAGAATAAGCCGGTTCATAATATCCAAGTAGATATTACGAACAGCCCCGGCATAACCTTCCGTACGACGCAAAAGTTCCTTTCTTATCTTATCTTCATCGAGCCTTGCCATTATTCAGCTGTATTAAATACATCTAACCTGTTACGTTCCTTTTCTTCCTGCAGATCAGCTTCGTGCTCTTTGGCTATACGCACCTTTTCAGCCTCGGAATCTTCAATCAATGGATTTTTCTCTATCAGCGTCTCATGTGACATTCCACCTGCATTGTACATTTTGACCAGATTGTTAATAGTTGCTTCGACATCTTCACCGAACGGTTCCTGGAATTCATGTTCAATCACCAAATGGGAACATTCGTCTTTAAGCGAAATATCCAATACGTTACCAATAATCGTTGTAACCAGGCTCGCAATACGATCTGCATATTCATCATACTTTTCTTTATGCTTTGAAGCCTTTATATCAGCCAAAAGCATTAACTGTTTAAGAGCCTTTGCTGATATTTGCGAAAGTCCTTTGGTTGCATCAAAATCAATTTTCGGAGTAAAAGAAAACCTCAATATCTTTTCATCCAATTCGTCACTCTCTTGTTTCTTGGATTCCGGAGCACTATCCCATGTAAGATATTTGATTTCTGGCTTTTTAGAACCATCCCCATTCGGTTTAAGAATGAACAGTTTGCTCGTTTCTCCCTGTTCCGGCAGAGAATTAACAATAGAAGCATCAGCAACGAGTGCCGGGTCTGAAAAACGGTCGTTAACATCAGCCGTCCGGCTAATCGTCCACTCTTTCCGGTTTATCATCGGTTCAACACCTGCACACTCCGCTTCCTGTTCAAACAGAATCAAAGGAAGTTTACCTATAATATTTACCTCTTCCTCAACATCCCAGCCCATCGTATTACGTTTACAGTGATAAAACATGCTTTTCGTATATATATCGACATAATACTTGATTTCACCTCCTGCTTCTTGTAAACAATACCCCCGAGCAAAATCTATCAACCGTCCGAACTGATCTTTACGATAAAAAATATCATCACCTAAACTTTTTGCTAACACCTTAATCAATACGTCCGCCTTCCCTTCTTCATTTCGAAAAGTATGGAACAACATTGCACTAACAGTTTCGGCTCCGGCCAGGCGTTTAGCCTCTCTGATTTTTGCGTTGAATCTGGTAGATTTAAGCACATCAAGATAGGTAGAAAAAGCTCTATCTGTTCCCTCTGATGCCTGTTTCCATTTCAAAGGACGGCCAAAAAGAAACACAAGAGCGATTTCATTTATATACACAGGATATGGAATAGGTATCTTCCAACGTTTGTCAAACCTTAAAAAAGACCGTTTGCCAGTAACCTCATCACGTTTACCAAAAATCGCCTTATCCGGTCTTGACATAACTTCATGTTGCATCGTATCATAAACCTTCAATGCCTTTTCCGCTTTCCCTGAATTGTCGATCATCTGCGTAAGAGCCCGGCCTATATCTTTTGACTTTAGCAACTGTTCAAACTTTTGGTTACGACCTAAAGCCGCGTTAAAACTATTGACAACCCAATTATACAAACTCATCTTCACTAATTTTTAAATTCAACATCCAAATGCACTTAATATCTCTTTTATATCATCATCCGTTATTTCGTTACCATCATCACCAAGCAAGTAGTCTATCGCATATACCAGAATATCTACATACTCATCGTGGGTAGCTGCCGGAAACTGGCTTACTTCTGTTACAAATTCCTCATTCCAATCACCTTCAACCAAAATAACGCGGCCGCACTCAATTTTTGGGGACCTGGTTTTTAGACGAACAGACTTGCTATCTGCAGGTGCCGGGGTTTCTGTTACATTCAACTTTGTAGCTTTACGGGCTTGCTGAACAACAGACTTACCGTTAGCTTTAGGTTCTATCCGTATTGTAGACCTATCATCATAGCCATGTGCCCGAACGTATTCCGGAATGAAGCGCATCAAATCCGGAAACTCCTTCCAGACTTTCTGCGCATGATAGATGAACAAATAGTTTTGTATCCTACATGCTGCCAATATGCCAGACGGGTCATTGTCCGTCTTTTGCTTCTTCTCATCATAAGCTGTATCAAGAAAGAAATGTATTGGTGCCCCACCACGGATAGCAAGGAATTGAGCCAGCGAAATATGACCGAACCACGAACTCTTAACAATGTTACCACCTTCAACAACCGGAGACTGTTCATACTGTCCTGCAAACTGCCGGGAACCCAGGTCCACCTTCGCTTCTGCAATCACTTCCCTGTCTATACGGATAGGATCAAGAAGTCCATCAATATATCGTTCTTTCAACTCCGGAGGGTTTACACGCGACGAAACTTCTGCTGGTAGACAAATATGCTTAATTTTCTCTCCTTTCCTTTTCAGCAAATAACCAGTTACATCATCATCGTGCAAACGTTGCATGATAGTAACCATAGGAGTATTTTTTTTATCAACTTTACGAGATGACAAGGTTTTTGTATGCTCGTTCGCCTGCAAACGTAAAAGGTCCGACTCTGCTTGTTTGGGATTTACAGGGTCATCATTGATAATCACATGAGCATGTTTCCCCGTAATTGTACCTCCTGTTGATGTCGAATACCTTGCCCCCTTCTTCGTGTTCTCATAACTTCCCTTGCCGGATTTATCCCGACGAATAATTATTTCCGGAAAAAGCAGTCTATACAAATCAGATGTTATGATATCCTTTGACTTCGAAGCGTGTTCGATAGAAAGGTCACCAGAATAAGAGTTTGAAATTATCCTGATAGTCTGATCCTGCGTCCACAACCAGGCAGGCCACATAATTGTTACCAGAGTTGTTTTAGTCGAGCCAGGCGGAATATTGATGATTACGTCATAGGGCTTAGGCAAACGATTGACAATGTAATATGACAGTTTTTGCAGTTCGTTACACAGGTATTCGATATGCCAGTTAAACACCGGAGTTTCCGGTATTATGACACCCCAGAACGTCTGCATGAAATAGAAAAAAGACTGTTTGCACTCATCTGCTTGTACAGCCCTTGCCATTTTCAATATTTCTGCCTCAACCAAACTCACTCTTTCGCCTTCTTATCTTGCTTTTCTGCAATTTTCAACAACACTTTTCTCTCCTCATCTGAAAGCTTCGATACATCGAAGTCGTTTTTTACATCAACACTAACACCACCGGGAATGGATATTTCCCTGCGTTCCGAATATCCACGGTCTTTACCTTTTGTTTTGAGATAGAAAATGATTGCCGTTGTATCACCTTTCTGTATCTTTTTCAGTAGGGATGCTTCAGCAACATCTATCTGTAACTCATTGATAGCATCAACCCGTTCTTTGAATTCAGCATCTTCACGATACCAGCGGTAAAACGTCTGCCGTGAAAGTCTTACCTTCTCACAAGCAAACGTTACTATGCCGCTACAATCTTTCAATGATATAAGTAACCGTTCCTTATCTTTCTGTACATCTTCTTCATGTTTAGGCATTATACACCTCCTCCCTTATCTCTATAAATATCACCTATCAATGTTCTGTAAGTTCGCTTTTTAGGATCACCTGCTATCAGCATTTGATAAATCTTTTGACAGGTTTTAGAGGATTCTTTACCGGTCATCATAGAGTAAAGTTTCTTTGCGGGTTTATAACCTGGGTACATATCAGGATGTATCGCTGCTTTCTTCATTGCATTGCGAAGAATAACACGATAATCCTTATCCTTGTCAAGTTCAAATTTTCTATCTTGCTTAGAACTCCGAAACATATCAGTGTCCCAATAAAGCATTACCAGGTCTGCATTCGGTTCCCTGCGTATAACCCGCTCGTACAAATCGGGGTAAAACTCCATCACCTTCGGAAGCGTCTTGATTGTATCAATGCTGAAAAACTGGCTTATCCTCAACTTATTCAACGGAACACCCGTCTTATACAAGTAGATATAAGTCATCGGAATAGTTAGGTTATTCAGCTTGATATAAAGCCATACGTCATTGTCCTTCCAGTCATATAACGGATAGAAGAACTTTAATGTCCTGATAGATGCAATGGAATGTCGCCGTTGTATTGATTCTGCAACCCTAAGACCCACCATTTGAGGAACTTCCGAAAATATTTTCTTTGCAAAATTCTGATAAGACATACCTAACCGAAACTTCAAGTGATTACGAACAGCAAATTTTGGCATAGGCCTTACCCAAACGTTTTCTTTACCTGGCTCCCAGCAGATGAAACTTTCATCATTCTCTAATCTATTGCAGCAATTAAAATGCTTAATCGGCAAGCAGAACCAATAAAACTTAGCTCCCAATGTCAGAAACCGAGAACGCCATTCAAGCGCGATCTGCTCAACGTCCGGATAAATAGCTTCCTCATCAAAGAACACAACTATGATCCGGCTGAACGGTATCGAATACTTGTGCATTGTTTTAATAAGCATATCACACATACAAATAGAATCCTTACCGCCAGAGAAACTGACGGCAAGAACTTTATTCTTATTGAAAGCTTCCAGAATTCTACGTTCTGCCGCCTCAACCACATTTATATTCAACTCTTTAACAAACATATCAAGTGTGACTTCTAATTATTTGAGCTTTACTAAACCGTTGTTCCCGAGATGTGACAAGTTTCAAAAACTGTTCCCTATCAATATTAGATAGCCGGAATATCTCTTCCCGACTCATCCCGATCTCTTTAGAAATCTCACCAACACTTTTGCCTTTATCTAGCAGCGTTTTCACAATGTTTTCCATTGGCGCAAGTAAATGAGTACCGCGTGCACGGTTAAAAGTGACCGTGCCATACATATCTTGACTTTCATCATTATGTGCCACAATTACAATCGGAATTTTATTTCCGAGCATTGTCTTTAACGGTTCCCGTCCACTGATAAGCCAGCGGTGATATCCGTCGATAATTGTAAAATCCGGACGAACAACAATAGGAAAACAGAAGCCATTCGTTAGTATACTTTGCATTAATAGTTTCAAGTTCTTTTCCTGCACCATATTCGGGTTATAATTGTTCGGCTTCACCTTATCCCGACAAACAATCTGCATTTCCCTTATGGGTTTGAATAAATCTACGTTCTTATCCATAGCTCTACAATTAAAGCGTTATTTCTTTTCCGCAATGGGGACAAACCATCGTATGAGCTTGTTGCATCCCTGCTTCAATATCTGTTACCTCTTTGGTGTCGGCAGCTTCCTTTTCCGGTGAAAACGTATCTTCCCGTTTCGCAGGCTGGTCAAAACTCACACCCATGTTATCCGGGCTTACCTCATTAATGATGGCATCCAGATACTCCGGAGTGTAACCGATAATATCAGTATCACCAATTTCTTTGATCATACGTTCAACATCTCCATAATTGACAAATGACATATCCTGTATCTTGTTATCTTCAAGCAACAGCTTCTTTTTCTGCTTATCGGATAACCCTTTGATAATCGTTACATCGGCTTCCTTCGCTCCCATGTATTCCAGTGCTTTTTTCTTACCATGACCGCAAAGCACCTGGTAATTCTCATCTACAATAATAGGGTAATATTGCCCGTATCGTTCCATACTCTTAGCGATTGCCTTAACCTGTTCCTCTGGATGCACATTCGGATTACCCGGAAACTCTTTCAATGTAGACAACAGCACTCTCTTGCTCTCTAACTTTCCTTTCATAACTACACAATTTTATTGATTAAACATTCCTCTGCAAAAAGGCTTTTGCAGAAGGTATATAGTTCGCAGCTTCCTCTACCAAGCTACTATCTATTTCATAGACTTCTCTAAAACCATTTTCTACACAACCGCACCATTGACGTGCCGGCCAACAATGTGTACCAACACGAAAGCCACGGGACCATGTATAAATTGGTGGTATATGAAGATGATAATAATGAATGATTGCAAGAATTTCCTCATGTTTAGTTTCAGCAATAGGAGAAAAACGAGTGATACCTCTCGCATTGGTGTAAATTCCACCGGGACCTACATAGTTACCATCTTGTATTCTTCGGCCGAGGCAAAGAATATCTACCTTGTGTTTCTTCACATAGATATCCTGCGCTCGATGCTGAACTATGCTAAACCATTTTGCTGCCAAAGATGACTCATTCGGGAAAATCATTTCCTGATGAGAAGCGAGCCACTTCAAATCTTGCCCAGTATTGATAATTTCCAAACCTTCCGGTTTGTGCATATCAATCCATCGCAAGAAAGCAGGATATTCCAGATTATTTCGTCCGAGTAAACACTCATGTACTCCGGCCTGCTCCATTATAAAACCAAGAGCAATACTATCTTTCCCACCACTCCAAGCATAAGCAACACGTTTCCCGCAGACAATTGGTTTAACCTGTTCCACTAAACGGTCAACCAAATTGTCAGTTTCTTGCTTAGAAACATACTGCTCAATGTTAGAATAAACATGGAGCCAATTTTCATGTGAAGATGTTTGCTTTTTTCCAAGAACAGTTTTCATGACTCAATTGAATTGTAAAGCAGTTGATATACAGACCGAGTTATTCCCTCGGTCATACTTTAATTGCAGCCAATTATATTGTGTGACCTTGAACCGGAGATTTGCCACAAAGCCGGAACACGCCCGTAGAGAGTATCCGGCATTTAGCACAATGCGCCAGTAATCCCAGCCGCCAACCACCTGCAGACGGTCACCGTTACAAAAAGATCGACCATTATACACGTTATCCCAGGTTGCATCTATCATAAAGCCTGCCGGGAACTTTACGGTACCGGACAGCGTTTCAGAGAACAACCCGGCCTTCGTATTATACATCGAGCGGACTAATAAATAGAAACGTTTCCGATAGCTGGCATTCACCCATACACCTACGGTCACAGCTTCGGATGTCATGTTATATTGCACCACGGGAGTAAGCGAGAGCCAACCGGTAACATCTGCCCGATAGCCAATAAAAGGGGCGGCGGTAATCCCGACTCCCTGCAACGAAGTTGTTACCGGCACAAACAGTCGGAACCGCGTTGGCTGTGTGATACCGTCATATATTTGTGCTTGTGTACCGGAAATAGCCAACACAACCAACAATACAGATAACAACCATTTCATACCATCAACTCCTTTCTGTACTGATTAAATAAATCCTGCTGGTTGTCCAGTTTTTCCCCTTGCTTCTGGCAATACGAACATGTAGTGTTGTTCTTTTCACCCTTTCTTATCGCATAAACGCCATGCTCCGGACACACGAATACATTGTATTCTTCCGGGTCAGATATGGCGATAATGTACTTTTCTGTTTTACTTATCCTTTTCATTTGCCTGTCTCATTTCTACAATTAAATCTGTCTTTGACATATATTCCTGCATTCTCCGGTACGAAGCATCTGCCCTACAAATAGCTTTTTCTGCTGCGGCAAAATCTTTTGAGAGCTCTTGTATCAACCTTTTTGCATCCTCACATTGTACATTCACTTTCATAGTCAGAACCCCACGATTTAAATCAAGTTCTGTACTTCTATTTAATATCAAAGTTTCGCGCTTATAATCCAACGCTATTAACCCGGATGCAAGGATAGTAAAAAGAGAACCGACTACGATCAGAGGAATATTACCAACCAAATTTCCGTAAGCAAATACAGGCAAACCGACCAACATACTTGTAAGAATCCCATAGAATAACCCTTTTTCGGTCATTCGCTTGCCAAGTATAGCAAACACCGTCGGCAGCATAACCGATGACCGGAGAGTTCCGTATAAGAGGAAAAGATACAGGATAGTCAAACCGGGAATATTAGCGATCAGAACTGCAATAACTGTTACAGCAATCATAGAAACACGAGCCAAGCCTACACCATCCGCGGCCGCCCATTCCAATATCCATGATATTTTTTCTTCCTTTTCAACCTTTTTTACCCAGGTATTAAATGCTCTAACAGACACATCGTGTCCAGCAACCGAACTAATGGCACAAATAATGCTGTCTACCGTCGATATTAGTCCGGCCAGTATCAGCACGAAAAACAGGTACAGAAACCATTTCGGGCAAAAGGCTATTACAGCCCCTACATTGACAAGTTGTGTGTCGGCTATATAAACACCTGCACCGGATGCGATAAAGCCAAATACGGACAAAGAAATAGGAACAACGGCAAATATCACAGCGGCTGCAATTATCGTTTGTTTTACCTTGTCAGCTTTGACGCAAAAAACCCGTTGCCAAAACATCTGATCTCCGAATGTCCCGGACAACAAACCGATTGTAGTAGGAATTCCAAATGACAAGGCCACCATTATTCCGGTACTGGAAAACAAACTATCAAAATCTCCGGTTATTCCTCCCAGACCTTTTATCAACGTGTCCGGTCCTGCACTCGATAGCATGATAGGTAATCCGGCCAGCAGGACAATCACGATCCAGAGCATTTTCCAGAAGTCAGTTATTATGCTGCTGCGGATGCCACAAACAAACGTGTACATTAACGGGCATACCGCCATTACAACGGTAGTTGCAGTGAACGATACACCCGTAATCTTTGAAAAGATAGTAGCCCCGGCCAGAAGCTGAACAGCAAAGCTCATTGTCTGTAATCCGAACGACTCTATCAAATATAGCGTATGACAACGGTTCGAATATTTCTCCCTGATATAATCAGAGAACGTCCAACCTTCCGGTCGTAGCTTACGCATCTTATTGGCAAAGAAAGCAAACAAAACCAACGTTAATACATTCGGAACAACGAACCAGAACACCCCAGCGAGACCCTGTGTGTATGCTTTCTCCGATGCAACAAACATCGATGGAGCCCACACCCAGGTGGCAGCCATTGAAAAAGCGGTGAGTAACCACGGCATTGACCGGTTCGCAACCAAAAACTCTTCTTTCGTCTTTTCCCGTTTCCGGAGAAATAAAACAAGCAACAACATTGCTGCAAAATAACCAGCAATCAGCGCCCAACCTTCAATAATCTCTAAACATTCCATTTACCAAACAATTTTTATGATGTAACATTTGTAACTGTTTGGCAAATATATATAAACATGGTTTATTAAACCTCTTTTTGATTGTGAAAAGATTGGTTAATAGCCAAATACAAGCATAGCAGCATCTCTTGAATGTTCACTGGTTCGCTTGTTATATTTCGTCAACATCCTAAATGACAAGTCATTGAGTTTTGTTACGGAATTTTTCGGATGTGTCATTTCAAAAGGGATTCCAATATCAGTTAGAAAATCCTCCCATATTTTGGCATCCCGTTTAACTGAACCAACACCCTGTAACATCTTTCTTTCCTCATCCCTCGATTTATAATTCGATTGATACCATGTTCTAAGACGGGCATCTTCAATACGAACCAACACTTTACACCCATGTGTGTCAAACATACTTTGCACATACATGATCGCTTTGTGTATAGAAGTCGTTGCTATCAATTCAAACTTTCTTGAAGCCACATTCCATGTAGCAATTCCTGTATGGACCCCGGTATCAATTCCAATAACCAAGTTGTATTTTTTTCTATTTCCTACAATCATATTTTTCACTACTTTTTATCAGTTATTTTACAGAAGAAGGAAGGGAGTTATAAAAGCCCCCTCCCCCCTATAGTCCCCCCTCCCAAAATTCTATTCGCTTTCATCATTAAATTTATGATAGTTACAATAACCATCACCGTTCACTTTCATTTGCATTATAGGTATCAGCAAACATTCAGAAGTAGCACTATAAACGCCTACAAAATGCTTACAGTTCTCGCACTTTCGGGATTCTTCCCTGTAACCCATCCTTCTCAAAAGTTCGGCCTGCAATTCTGGTCCGGTCAACTTCAATCCATCATAATTCTTGTCCGCCATATCTGAAACTTGTAAAGTGAATAATCGGCAACGGCTTGTCAAATGTCATTTCAGTAAACCATGCTTTCCAGTCCTCAACTGTCAGCCCGTCGTTCTCTGCGATCTGTTTCAGTGTAAGCATCGGCATTGGTTTCCCGTCAATACAATAAACAGCACGTTCTATCCCATCGTCAGCATCGGTGTACTCCATGACGCTCAATGTTTGTAGTCCGACACCATCATCTTTTCCCAATCGGGCTATTTCAATCTGAACATTTCCTTTTTCGTATGGCCTGCCCTTCCATTGCCGAACAGAAATAATAGCTTTCCCCTCTTGAACTTTCCGCATGATCCTCATCCAACGTTCCAAATTAGTACGAATGGTATGTATTTTAGGAAAATTCCATAATTTACCATCTTCAACAATTGCATTCCGAGAACAGCTCCTTCGAGTATTTTCCGTTCCATCATAAGTACAGGCCCATGTACAGGCTTCGCTAAATTTCCGTCCCATAAGGAACTTACACCGAAAACGCGTCGGTTGTCCAGCTTTCGGATGACCTTTCGGGAACTCTTTTGAGAGCATAAGCACATAGACTCTCATGTTTTCTTTTTTCTTTCTCATTTGTTGCAAATATCACAGGTATATCTATCCACCGTATTACGTCCATCATACATTTGGGCATCTTCAATTGTCGATGCCATTTCGTTGTATTTATGTTCAATTTCTTTCTGTTTCATGATTCACTTTTTTTAGTTGTTAATCCCAATATTTTTTTTGCATAATCTTCATCAATAAAAGTCGTCCATCCGGCGTTATACAGTGTTACTGCTGCCTCACGAATGGTTATTTTGCCTTCTTGATATTTATCGCATATGTACTGCGATAGTATTCTCGGTTTGAGATATGACATATACTCTTCTTCAATGCCTGTAACACTGATTATTTCTTCTTTAGATACACGTTCTTTTAGGTCTTCGGTGTGAACTATATTTTCTTTTGATTTGTAATATCCTATTTCCATGATTCGTTATTTTTTTGTTTGAGCCTTGTTAGGCGACATCGTTAATACTAATTTCTCCTTTTATCACCCGGTCTACCTGCCGATCGAGTATCTCCTGAAACTCAATCTGACAAATAAGCGAACAATCTGGTATAATTTCTTCAACTGAATCGCCACGTTTCGGATCAAGTTCATCAAGGTATATTCTACCTTTATCGTCTTTCAGACAAGTTGCCCCAACTTCCCGTTCGATCTTGGCTACCTCGCTGAATACTTCAGGAAAGTCTTTCCGTATTTTGTTCCAGTATCCCATACCACCTTTCACACAGCCAATACAGTTATTGTTATTGTAACCCAGCTTATACATGACAGGGATTTCAATACCAGCTTTCCAAAGCATCCCCATTGCATCCGGCTTCGTAATCTGCCGTTCGATAAGCGGGAACAGAGGTTTCGTTTCCGGATACTGTTGCTTTAGCCGGATAGCCCGGTTTATTTCTTTCGGATCAAAGTCGAAGCCCCAGACCTGACCGTCCCACTTTTTCAGCTCTTTTTCCAAATTATACCGAACTTTCTTCTTCAGTTCAAGGGTACAAGCCGCACCATGCGCACTATTGATCCAACCTTTCCGAAGTACATCAGCCACGCAACTGAATTTGTCGCTACGGATAGTATGGATAGGTTGGCCGTACCAGCGTTCACAATCAGCAAGGAAACGGGCGTTATCCGGATGCCCGGAGCCGGTATCTATGTAGTAGATCTGGACATCATCATATAAGCTCAATGCTATCTTACAAGCGACTGCGGACGTTGCTCCGCAAGAAAACCATGCTATTATCATTGTTTTTAATTATTATTTGTTATATTTGCATTACTAATTCGTGCGGGGGTTATCAAAACACCTGAATTAGTGTAGGCTTGCCTATTTCCTCTTTAGTAAAGAGCTGTGGATCTTGAAAAAGAGTGTTACTGCCCTTTGTAGCTTAGAGGTTAAAGCGTCTCCACAGAGAAGACGGGGGTTCGATTCCCCCCATCGGAATATTCATTCAACCATTATAGAAGCAGGCCTTTGGTCTGCTTTTCTCTTTTTAGCTCACTTATTTTTAGTTATTGATTATTCTCTTTCTTTTGCCATTTTGCGACCTTTGCTAGTAGCACAGTAAACAGTAGGCTTCCCTTCTTTATCAATAGCTTTTATCCATCCTTTTCTTTCAGCTTCTTGGATGAATAAATTGATACCATAGTATGATTTTGTTTTCAACCAATCCAATTCATTTATTTGGTCGAACGTCATTCTACCTCCCCATACAAGAGAGCTTGTTAGCATTTCTGCTCCTTCTGTCAATACATTTGCCATAACTAAGTTATTTTAGATTTGCTGTTTAACGATAATCTCATTTCCATAACGAGGTATTACACAAAAACTACCATCTACCCCGTTCACTTCCATATCACACCCCATATTTATCAGCACACTCTTTCACTAAATAATTGAAAGGGTCTTTACCTGTATATTCACCAAAGGAAGCCTCATATTCATTCTTCAAACTACCTAATAGAAGGTTTATAGATGAATGCAAATCTTCTTCAAAAAAGACCTGTTCACGAATCATATATTCCTCATCAATAAAAGCGACCTTATAGCATGGGACCTCGGTTATATTTTCAGTACGACCGATAACATAACCATCTTTGATTGTACTACCAACCAGCATAAAAACATGTTCCCTTACTTTATATTTCAATTTTTCCATGATTACTACTTTTTGTTGATTAACATTTTCATATATTCAGCCCTTTTCTGCACAAGGGCTACGGCAGTATAATAATCTTTCCTGCGTACACTTACATCCAGCTTCGTGTTTATCCGACTGATACGTGCATGAAGTTCGCCCTTTGTCATACCTTTCACGGAGTTAATAGTTCAACCTCTGTACATCTTATCCATGTATGCGGATGGAGGCATACAGTATTATTGTTCTTATCAAGATCAGCAAGTACATATACTTTGCCTTTATACCGAACCAATGAACCAATTTTAGCCTGAGTTCTAAACACATTAATTTTCATATTAAGCGACTTGTTTAAGTTCCAACAATTTTCTACCTAATGCCTCACACAAGACACGAGCTATGTTCACCTCAACAGCATTCCCGATAAACTTCTTCTGGTCTGCCTGAGTGCCGACCAGCACATAATTTTCAGGAAACCCCATGATACGTTTTAACTCCGGTATTCGTAGCATTCGCATTTTGATGTCAACAATACCGTACAAAGCCATGAACTCCTTAATTTTTCGAGTCATCGGACTGTCAGTGTCGTATATTTCAATTGCAACCTGTCCAGTTTCGGATGCAACCAAGTAAGGAGGCATCTTATCCATCCTTGCAATAAGGGTAAAACAAGGATTATCAACGGAGCTACCTGCACTATTGAATTGTGGATTCATCAGATAATGCCACTTGCGGTTGGCCGTAATGGTTTGGGACGGTTCGTCAATACTGCTACCAATATTGGAAAAAGCAGTATTCATAATCCAAGGCTTGCAAGTTATCAGCTTCTGTTTGGGATTAGTTAGGATTGCAGGACAAACACTATCAACGCTTGTATGTTGTCCGCCACCAGAATACTCATTAGTGATAAACCTTGGAGATACTAAAGATAATCTATCTTTCGTTGTCACTGTAGCAGATGGTTCATTTATCGAACGGTTAAAACCGTTCCCATAGTGTGCTGATACAAATGCGTGATGATCCTTGCAAGTGATAGCACCGGCAGGTTCTTCCACAGACACATTTTTACTTTCAGGATGTCCGCTGAACTGTTTAGAGAGGAAACATACCTGTGCAACGCCAAGTCTGCCTTGTGTGGCTACTACCGGACATGGTTCATCAATGCCTGGGGCATTGTATTTTCCTGTTCGGCTCATGGAGTTGTACTTGATGAGAAAAGCATTTTTTCCACCTGCCACAAACTTAATCAGTCCGGCATAGATACGTTCCAGCGTCCTTTCTACAAGCGTTTTTTCACGGAAGATGGTAGTTCCTTCATCTGAGAAATCAAGGACTTCTTTAACAGGTTTCCACTTCTCCAACTTTGAGAACATATCTTGCCTTCCACCTTTGCAATGTGTAGGATTTGGAAATACTATCGGCAATCCATCCTTGGCAAAGATTCCGAAGAATCTTTTTCTCGTAGTGTATGCACCATAGTCGGCTGCATTCAGAACCCGATGTTCAAAGTTGTAGCCGTATTTCTTCACGTTGTATACCCATCGCCGATACAGTCTGCCCTTATCCATGCTGATAGGCTTTCCATTCTCATCCATATCTCCCCAAGACATAAATTCTTCCACATTCTCAATTTGAATGTAATCCGGATCAATAGCATCAATATAGCGGAACAGGTGTTCGGCCAGTGTCCGGCTATCCGCATCACGTGGCTGACCGCCTTTCGCCTTAGAAAAATTCGTACATTCCAACGAAGCCCATAGAACAACCTCTGCTTCCGGGTATTTCCTACGCATATCTGCGACATGATCGATCAATGGTGAAAGTTCCAAAGTCCGAATATCTTCGGTAAAATGTAATGCGTCCGGATGATTAGCAGCATGCGAGGCTATTGCGTTTGCATCATGGTTTATGCAGGCAATAACCTTTGCCAGCTTCTGGCCGTTTTCGTCTTTGGCAAGTTCTACTCCTGTGCTGGTACCTCCGGCACCACAAAACAGGTCAATATACAATAAACTAACCATAGCAGACTACTTTGTTTTATCAGACAATATCGCATTCCCGCAAGTGATTCTGCTTTCGTCCTCTTCCCGCGAAGGGATAAACACCAACGTATCAAAACCGGCAGCTTTCAAACTCTCTTCCGCTTCCCGATATGGATAGTAGTAATTATATCCATCGGCAGTGATTAGGCCGCGTTCTTTGCAGGCCGACGTTTCGTGCATAGGGGTTATCTTGCACATAAATTTGCCAGGATCAAACAGTTTTGCCAGCTTCTCTCCGTCAACTTCATAACCGCATAAAGCAAAATTCAAAGCATATTTTCTGCCGACAGGGTCCGGTAACTTATCTGCGATATCGGAAATCTTACCAAGAGACTTAGTATTTCCGGAAAACATTTCTTCGCGCTCCTTATCACTTGTTGAATTGATTGAAAACTGTAAACCGGCATCCCCATTAAAATGTATATTTTTAATTTCGCACCATTCAAGTAGATAGGATAGCAAATAGCCATTATATTCTGGCATCATCGTTGATATTACAGGATGAATGAGACTATCACCCAGATGCAAGCTAACTAAATTTTTCAACTCTCTTGTAGCATGAAGAACTTCCCTGTTAAATGTTGGCTCTCCCATTCTGGCATAATGGATATTCAGGCGTTTTGTCTCGGTAATTTCGGGATGTAGACTCAATGCTGCCTCTACCTGCATCAGTAAGTCATGTCTTGTCGCATTAAAACCTGGTCCTACCTTTGGCACATCGCAAAACTTACAACGCATCGAACAACCGTACTGTGTCGAGATTGTAATCACCCACTTTTCTGTCAGAGGCATAATGGTATCAGCCTTTACACCGTTAATTTCATCAGATAATCCAAGAAAATCCGCTTTAATATTGGCATGTTTACCATAATCGCCAATTGACAGACACTCCAGTTCCCTACCATTCTCTCCTTGTACGATCAGGATATTACCTGTCGGTACTACAATGTTTTTTAAAATCGTTGTCATAATCGTGTTGTGTTAATGTGTTATATATTAAATCTTTTCTTTTTTCTTGCTATTCTTCCATTCCGAATAGCTTATTGCCGTTTGGCTACTTTGCCATTTTTCTCGTTCCTCCTGCTTTTTCCGCTCACGTTCACGATTCTCGTAGAAGGCTAATTCAGCCCGTCTCTCTGATGCAAACTGAAAAAGAGCCTGCATTATCACCAAAGGGTCTACAACCCCGTACAACGCCCCGTATTTACCACATTTAAAGCGATGCATGAACAGCATAAACTCCGTCACTTTGAAATATGGATATTCCTGTAAAATAAGCCGGGATGTTTCTTCCATCTGACCAGTGCTCATTTTCACCGCAACCCCAGAAAATTCATTCAAATCTTCCAGTTGCGCCATAATCCAACCTTCTGCAGGATCAATACCAAAAGCTTCTTTTACAACTGCTAATGTTGGAGCTTTACCGACATAGGCTCGTTCCAAATTCTGAGCTATTGCTTTCTGCAAAGAAGGATTGAATGCAGCTCCAAACCGATTTTTATCACCATACAGGGTTACTAAATTCCGAACTCTTTCCTGTTTCGGTACTTCCACCGACAGACTGAAACTTTTCAACGATCCTACGTTTTCTTTCAGTTCCATTATCGCCTGATTTGATCTTTTGTCCATAGCGTTGTTCTCTAATTAATTCATTTTTCAACCAATTTGAATAATGCTGAACAGCATCTTTCACTGATTTATGAGTAACTTTCTCATTTTCCAATTTGCGAAAAAACTCATCCAACTTCTCTTGATGTTTTTCTGGTGGGATATAGTTATTCATGCAAATTGTTTCCATCCAAGCTATATCGCGATATAGCGCTGACCGGCATTCAGACAAAGGAATTGGAACGTCATTCGATGGATACTCACTCGGGGGAGCGATTTGTTCTTCTTTCTCTCCTTTAGTTTCCTTTAGTTTAGTTTCCTTTCCTTTACTTGCATCCGTTTCACCTTGCGTTTGCAATGCGTTCGCATCCGTTTTACCTTGCGTTTGCTTATTTTCCCATCTTTTACGGGCTGATTCTCTGGCTTTGATAGATTTTTCGTCTTTTTTCTGCATCCTCGCCGTGAAACCTTCGGAGTAGAACCGCTTACCGTCTTCGGTAAATTGAAATAGCCCAAATTCTTCAACGACTGACTTAACCAAGTCTGAACCTACACGAAAATCAAAGGCTAACGTATTGTAATCTTTAATGCTCGTATAATCCGGTTCCTCACGCAGACGTTCAAGTATCATGAAATAAACGCCATAGCCTTCTGCACCCTTCTTAATCCTCAATGGGATAAGCTTATCGGAGTTTCTTGCATTGCTATCATGAGGGAAATAATTGTTCATGTTTTCATGCGATTATCAGTTTAAAGGTAGGCGGGAAAAACCGCCTGCCATCATTAATACTCTTTTTTCTCAGCCCGGGTAACCCAAACGGCTTCTCCGGTATCAGCATCAATAAATGACTCACGCCAAGTATTGTAATTTTCCTCTACATAATCGAGCCAATGCTGCAAGCACCCCAGATAGAATGCAATAACTGAACTAAAAAACTCAGACTGTATATGCTGGGATAACAGTGAATAGATAGAGTTCTTCAACTGTTCTTCGTCAAACTTATTCTCAACCCCTGATTTGATTAAGGCCAGGGTACGTTTACGGATATTGATAGCCTTACCATCCCTTTCACAAAGCCGTTCTACAAAATCGCGGCACTGGCCCATTATAATCTTATCAGCTGCACTTTCTTTGAAACGATCTCTGTACAAATGACACACAGGGGATATATCTGAATGCTGATCAAGAATATCAACAATAGCACCTTCCGAAGAATAGTAATACACATCTATTACCGTTGTCTCCTGAATGCTAACAATAATCCAATCACCTATGGAGTCTTTATTGTATTCTTTCATAACTTCCTGCACACGCTCTGTATCAGAAGCCCGGACCAAATACTTGTAATTAGTCCGCCTTTCTTCCCCTGTGTCCTCATTAACAGTAATGAATGCTTGTACAACTTTATAGTACCGATCATCAAGTTCTGTCGCCCCTTCTTCCAGAATCCGATCAATGGGGAAACGGGCAATATCATCAATAAATAATTCTTCTCCGGCTTTTACAAACGGTTGAAGTTCTTTTGTTATACGGGTTTCTGCTTCGCCCCATAATAAGGCATCCACGAGATAAGTTTCACTCACTCTTTTTTCCGAACCATTATCAGCCATCTTCTGATAATGTGTCTTACACTGAAACCATGATTTATCTGCCATAATCAATTATTTTTGAAATTTTCTTTATCAATATTTTGACTAATCTCACTGCATTGTACAACCGGGTATTCCTTCCATCAACATCAATATTATCAATCAGCACAGGAAGTAATCGGACCAACTCTTTCAGTATGTAGTCAGGTACGTTTTTCATGTAACTTCCAATATTTATCCGGTTCCGGAATATCCATCCCCAGGTATTCAAATGCGTATTCTCTTAACTTATCCGTATAGGTTTTAAAGGTCAATGTGTCCATCAAAGCTGTTGATGCCGGGAACTCGATTATCTCCCCTATATCCCGGTTTACTACTTGTTCCGCAGTAAACATCTTTTTGAAATACTCATGTACCTGTTCATTACATGTAAACTCCCAACCGACATTTACCAAGCCTCTTAGCATCAACGGATATACACAACCCCATAAATAGCCGTTCTGGTCATTTGAGCGCGGCTTTCTGACCTTTTTTATTGTGGCTGCATAAATACCATTGCCGAGCAAAGAAAGCGCCAGCGTCAAAGCCTTAGCATGCAAGACCCCATTTACCTTTTCAAACCTAATCGTATTCATTTCAATAGGGTAATTTACCTATCCATAGTTCAACACCTTTTTTTGCCGCAATTGTCGGCTTTCCCGTCAATCCGGCAATCTCCCGGACAAACCTTGTTTCATCTGAATTACCGTCGCTCAAATGAATGAGTACGATATTCTGCGTATTCGTCAAGTCATTTACCCGCAATATGCCTTTAGTTGTTTCAAGTTCCATGTGGGACTTTAGTAACCGAGAGCGCATAGATGGCGGCATACGCCCGTCTGCTATATTCCTATCCAAAATGTCATCCGCATAATTCGCTTCAATCAGCCAGGTAGTAACATTATCGAACGTATATTCACAATAAAACGTATCAGTAAGAAATATGAGTCTACCCATATCCGGATGATCGATCTGGTATCCTAAAGCAGGAACATCATGCTGTACTTCGAAAGGGATGACCTTGAAATTACCAACCTTGTAGCCCTTGCCTGGTTGTACTACTTTAGCAAACGGAAGCATTGCCGCATTTCCTTTGTTCTTATACACAGCTTCGGGAGAAAGAACCGGGAAACCATATTCCAAATATTCCAAATAGCAACCGGCATGATCGTTGTGCTCATGAGTTATCAGACACCCCACAATATTGCCTATATTATAGTTTAGAGCCTTCTTTACTTCGCTAAACTTAATGCCTGCCTCTATAATCAAAACCTCATCCCGACCGACCAACAGGTAGCAGTTTCCTTGGCTATTACTATTTAAGACTTTCAGTTCCATGTTCGATTTTTTTTGCTCTGTATAATTGAGTGTTACGCAATTTGGCAAGTGACCATTGCAGGAAAAATGCAGCCGGACGAACAAAATCTTTTTTTACTCTAAATCCAGCCACCCAGATAACAGGCTTCTTATCTTCTGCCAATTCAAACAAATCGTTGAAGTCTGTTATCTGGCCGTCCCTAACATATTCGTTTTTCGCCATTAATACGGGTCGTTTATCGGTTGACTAACTTTCGTTTCCGGTTGAACAGATGCAGGAGCCGGAGTAGGCTGTACCGTCGAAGTGTTTTGTCGTCCCCCATCAGTAGTATTTTTCACTTCCTCAAACTTTGCATCTTCAATATTTCCCAACTTCTTTTTATTTGCGTTATCGGCAAGTTGTTCATTACGTTGTTCTGCAATAGTATCTCTTTCAGTATCGTCCGGTTCATCGAACAAGGCCGCATCATCAGACATACCGATCAACAGCTTACAAGCACGCCCTATGACAGTCTTTTTCGCCATTTCATCGGAGAAATTTTTGTGAGCAGGGGATGAACCTTTCGTAGCTCCTTGCATCCATGCCTGTTTAATTTGATTGATGTTCATGATTTCAACCACAATCCGGCCATCTTCCATACCAAGTATTGCATATGCTCCTTTGACCTTATTCACATCCAAATTATCCAACGACTGAGAATGCTCTACAATCCTCTTTAAACCAGTAGCCGGGTCAATGTTATATACAAACTTGTCACCTTCATACACGCAGTTTGCTGCGGCTACTTTCACTCCAGCAACACGTTTTGCGACTGCCAAAGTTCCAAGATAACTGCGCATTAACTGTAACTTCGCTCCATAAGCGATGAAATAACATTGCTTTTTTACCGGAGAAAGACCTTGCACAACCATATCCAGTAAAGCATTGGCTATACTTTCTTTTGAACAGGTTTCTAATACAGGTTTATTATTACGATCAACTGTTTCTTGTAAAATCAGCCAGGCAGATTTCAAGGCATTGGCTGCCGAATAACTAGACGGAAGAACCAGTTCTCCAGTTTCTTCAAACTTGGTGATCTTAGCCAGTACGTTATCAACTACATCTTTTTGTGCTACAGCAACAGATTGCTGTACCTGTGCTGGCTGTTGTACTTGTTGTGTGGGCTGTTGCCCGTTTGGGGCGAACATTTGCCCTTGACTTGCATGTGTCATAATCGTGTCGTGTTAAATATTAATTGATTGTTAATTTAGAACCTCTCTGTACCATTAAGTTTATCAATTGAGAAGGACAGGGGATCAACTCTGATACACTTTCCCTATTATCCAAAAAGATAGGAGCCGTCACACCTTTTGCCCGACAAAGAGCATTGATAATGTCAATACCTGCATTCATTTTCTTTGCTGTATTCAAATCACTGTATGGAGTTCCATCAACCATACATTCACAGGTATCATATTCCGTACCATCAACTTGCTTATCAAACATCTTAAACTTAACATAAGAAAACGATGAATTAATCCGTTGTTCAACCATTGAAACCTTAGCTTTCATGAATTCAAGAATGCTCATTTCAATCTGCTCACAGTCGGCAATCTCTTGTTGCATGGAACGTAATTGTTGTTCCAGTTCTTCATTACGTTTAGTTGTACGAATTATCTGGTCCTCTTTTGCAAGTTCTCTATTCAAAGTATCAATTTCAAGTTGAAGAGCATTTTTCTTACTCATCAAGTCAGAAGTATCTGTAACAGAATAGGGTTTATTCAAGTCATCTTTCCATTCTGTTATCTGCTTTTGTAAGAATTGATATTCCGCATTTTGGGAAAGTAATTTTTCTGTATCTTCTGGCCGAACCTGCTCCGGTTTATGGTTTTCCATCTGCTCAATCTCTCTCTGTAGATTATCTTTCAACTTCACTGTTTCGGACAATTTTTGCTCTGTTTCGGAAATAAGCGATTCGGCTTTAGAAATACGTCCGGCCAAACGTTTTCCTTCATTAACATTTACCTCTATTTTCGCTGTTTTCCTGTTATTGAAACCGCTTTTCATCTGCTCAAGCCGGGAAATATACTCATCCCCTTCAAACTGGCGGCCACAAGTAGGACATACCAATTCATCTTCATTGATAGAAAATTCTTCACCTTGTAACTGATGATAAACTGTCAAAAGCTCCTGTTTTTGTTGATGTAAGATATTCACCTCTTTTTTCTGATACTCAAGAGTTCCTGAAAGGGAATTAAAGTTACTTTCTGCATGTGAAAATTCCGCTTTTTTATCCTGCAACAACAAATACCATGTCTCGTATTCCTCATTAGCAGACTTCCATATTTCTCGCTTTAGCGTATCAATACGATTCAGACTATCATTAATCTTCGTACGCAAGGTATTCTTGTGGGCAGCAACATTTTCAGCAGCTTTGGAAAAATCCGCAATTTGAGCATCATAATCCTGTATCTGTGATTTTTTCTCTGCTATTTGAGCACGTATTGCATCCCAGTCTTGTGCTTCCGGCATGTTTCTATTGTTTTCCTCAATACGGCCAGGAATATCCGATACTTCCTTTTTGATTAAGTTCTTCTGCGATATGGTCTGTTTCTTGAAATCATCTAAGGATTTACGAGAATTCAATGCTTCAATCAAGGGAGCATACATGTCCCTGTTTTTATCCGTAACAAGGTATTTCAGAACATCATCATTCGTTATATTTCCGACAATATCGAATAACATTGCTCGCTGATCCTGCATTTTCAGCGATGGGAAATAGGCCGGATTGGTAATCTGCCGGAAAAGCTGCTCCGGGCAAATATCGGACACACGACGGTCATACTCGCGTTTTCCAAGCGGAACATCATCAACAAAGTAATCCACGCTGTGCCCATCCATGACAGGTTCGACAGCTCCGCGCTTTTTCACCCAGTTCTCTTTGTAGCATCTGCGGAAGGTTGTTTGTACCCCGTCGACGTCAATTATTGCCGAAACCTCGTGCTCCAATTTGTGTATAGCGTTACCGCTTTCATCGAGAGTCTTAATGTTAAAGTCCGCCCGGTTCTGGCTATCCTTTCCAAACAGAACCCACAAAAAGGCATCCATGATAGTTGTCTTACCTGTTGAATTATCACCTGTAATATAAGTTACATCCGGATTAAAATTAACCTCCAAATGCTTTTGACCTTTGAAGTTGACAAGAACCAACTTCATTACTCTAATTGTTGTCATAATCGTGCTGTATTAAATATTTATTTATAAATGTTTTTACTTCGATTGATCTCCAAAACTGAAAAATCGGACCTAATTGTCGTCAAAATCTTCACAGTGTAAATTATACCCAGCTAATACGGCTTTTTTTAGTTCTTCCCGAATATCACAATTATCTGTTCCAGTAGAAAGCATACGGTCTACAACCTCATAAGCCCGCTCTTCAAGAGTTTTTTCCCCAACCTTTGAATATTGGATAGTCATTCGGGTATTATATTGTTCGTCTTTATGATTGATCACCTGAGCTAATGCAATTTCACCCGCATTTACTCTAATGGCTTCTTCCGACCATTTAAGCAACATAAACATAGTTAGCTTTAATAGCTGTTCTCCACCTTCATCCGCAATATCCTTTAAAAACTTGCAAACTACTTGATCTTCTTCTTTTGTAAGTTTCATAATTTTTTATTTGATTGGAACCTGCACTAATTCATTCAAGAACACATGATATACTTCATATCCACCATTAATTTGGAATGTTCCAATATACCGTAAATGATCAGGATATGGATTTGTAATACTTCCACCTGTTCCATAGATTTCTATCTTTATTTCCTTAGAAGGTAAAGAAGGATCGACTATAGCCCAAATGCAAGGTTTATTAAACTGTGTTTGAACACACAATATTTGAGAACTAATTGGTATCTCTATCGTCTGTTTGTCCTCTAATGCTAAAGGATATTTATAGACTACTTTCATATCTCTTTTATAATTGTATTCCTCTAAATATCTCGTTTATCTCCATATACTCCGCATTCCACAAAGCGATCATTTCTGCTTTAGAATACATCAATGGAGAGTTATCACTTTTCCCCCGACGCTTCGGATTCAACTTGCCTTCCTCCGTCATTCTTTTGACCCATGCCTGACCATGTGTGAATTCACCACCATAGGCTGTATCCCGTTCTTTCAAGAAAAAGAAAGCTTCACGTTGAGTAATTAGGTCCAATGCAGGATGATCATATTTACGCTGTACTGCAGCTCCAAGTTCGGCTTGGTACATCAACATATTCTTAATCAGATACGCTTTGTCCGTCATGGCTTTCCTTTTTTAATCGTCCCATGTTTATAATCCAAGCCGCATCTATCAAAAAGAAAAAGGCCGAAGCCAAACACCCCCAGAAACTGGTAAAATAGTGTTGAATAGCAATGGTAATAAAGCAGAGAATAAAAGCTACTGCTATTTCCCAACCGGCAATATTGTTAGTATTCTTTGATGTGTCCAT